TCAATCCCTGTACTGGCGCTTTAGCGGAGGCGGCGCACTCGGCCCTTTAACGAGGGGCTTGGCTAGCAGTTTGCCGTCCGGGCCATAAAAGAGGCGTCTGACGCTGGGCGGCATGGGAGTAGGCTCTTTTGCGCTCATGTTGAAACCTCTTCGATAGAACTGAATTCGACCCACTGAACTTTCGAGGAATCTATCACTAATAGTTCGGCGCCAAAAGGCAGCGCCACGCCATCCTCCCCCCAGCCAGCCTGGATTGAGCATGATGAACTGTCCCTCCAGAGGTCCGGAAGGCCACTCGACGGGCCAGCCAAACAATCGCCTTTCATCCGTCAAATGCAGAGTTACCAGCCGATTGTGGCGGACAAACGTGCTGTACCACTCGCTGGGATAAGAGTTTTTATTCGTTACAGTTCTACTTCGTAACCATTTGTGCGGTACGCCAGCCGCTAAACCTGTGCATCCTGCAAAATCAGATCCGCGCCCTTGTCCGCCACCATCAGCACCGCCGCATGGCAGCATCCAGATGACGGGGGCTACAGACTGAGCCCCCCCGCAAAACGCAAAAAAAAGCAGAAACCGTTGCTCCGGTTTCTGCTTTTTTGTAGCTGGCTTTGGTCACTGAAGCCGTGCGTTACAGGCAGTCACGCACCGATTTGCGCAACGACCCGGACTTGGCCCACGGCGGTCCCTGATACAGGGAGACACGACTGCCGTCCTTGTATTTGATGACGTCGAGAATCTCGTCAGCAGTGACGATGCTCGGTGCAGTGATGCGATAGCCGTTGGAAATCGAAGTCTGCGTGGTCTTCGGAATGTCCTGCTGCCACAACGGCAACAAGCACGCGGCATAGTCTTTAGGCGCCTTGGTGCTGGTCTTGCTGAGATTCGGTTCACCCGGTACCAGCGACGCCGGCAATGAGCAACCTGCCAGCAATGCCAACGCCAAACTCCCGATCCATATCCGCATGGTGTTTCCCTGATCTGAAAAAAAGCGAATGTACCGTGTAACTGGGTGCACATCCATCGTGGCACCGCGTCAACGGGGCATTTGGACAAATATTTACATCCATTCAGCCCAGTGGCAGACGAGCTGTGCATCATCGACCCAAAATGCGGCTACTCTTTTCTACCGAGAATGTTCCGGAGGTGATCATGCGGCTCAATGAATACGAACACGAACTTCAGCGCGACCTGCAGGCTGTTGCATCGGATCTGAGATGGTCAGCGGTCGACCTCAAACGCATTGCCGAACAACTGCGCAAGAGCGGCAATGAAGCGGATGCCCAAGCCGTGCTCAGGTCCTGCGAGGTGCTGCAAAGCGATGAAGAGCGGCTGCAGCTATATGCCAAAGAAGTGAAGACGCGCTCCATCAGCCGAACCAAAGTTCACTGACAACACCCGCCCCTCAACAAAAGCCCCGGTAATCACCGGGGCTCTTTCGTTACATTGACTTCAACTTGCGGTGTGACTTCGCGCCCGCGCCGAGCGTTGTTTGTAACCCGGCAACGCGGCGGCGTAAGCCAGCGCCTCTTCTCTGCTACCAAACGACGCAAGCCGGTCGCCCTGGGTACAAACCCGCCATGGGCCATTGTTTACGCTGAGTACGTCGTAGCCGTTCATGTGCATCTTGTTCAGTACAGGAATGCTCATGGGCACCTCCTTTTCTGCCAGCGATGGATTCAGCCTTACCTTTTTACCTTACACCCTGCTGCCAGCGGTGTGCCGACCGGGTGTCGCGAGAGCGATGCGCCAAGGTGCTGGCACTTTCTGTTCGATCCGACGCTCAAAACCCCGACGGAACCTTTAATCCGTGGGCCGGCTCGAATATTGCAGTTTTATTTCATTTTTGTGGATGCCGCAAAAAGGTAACAGATGAAAGTACGCGCCACCGTCATTTGCGAGCAGGATCGACACGTTCTCCTGGTGCGAAAACCCAGATGCCGCTGGACATTGCCCGGCGGCAAGGTCGAGCCCGGAGAAACCAAAGTCGGGGCGGCAACGCGCGAGCTGCAGGAAGAAACCGCACTGGCTGCCGAGCAGATGTTGTACTTGATGGAGTTGCAGAGCGGCAGCACCCAGCATCATGTCTACGAGGCCTCGGTGCCGGACCTTGAGCAATTGCGCCCGCAAAACGAGATCACCGAATGCATCTGGCATCCGCTGGATGCCGTGCAGAATCTGCCCACCAGCGACGCAACGCTGCGCATCGTGCAGGCATTTCAGCGGCGTTTGTGAGGTTTCAACCGGCGAACGCTCGGCGTCCGGCGCTCATTTCCGTGCGCAATTCGCCGATGAAGTTGGAAATATCGCGGATCGTCACCAGGTGTTCCGGCGACACACCATTGAGCAACAACTCGACCCGTCCGGAGTCTGGTTCGTAAACCTTGATCCGCAACAGTCCCTGCTCCACTTGGGTGCATTCGCACTCAAGTGGCGGAAAGCCGGATTCGACTATCCGGCAAATGTCGGCAATGGCTAGCATGGGCGCACGCCTCGCAGGCGATGAGTCGGTCGACCCGTTGAGCATAGATGAGCCTGCGCCGACCTGCTGTCCCGGCAACTGCCAACCCGATCACACTTCTGACGCAGTCTCAGTGCGCGTCATGGTCCCTGAACCAAACTGAGCGCGAAATCCCCAGTAGATACTGGGCTTTTGAAATGAATGAAGAATCCGATGTGCTATTCAGTGTACTTTTCAGCACATGCTGACCTTTGCGATCAGCTTAAGTGATAGGCGCTCTTGTACAGCGCCACCTCATCGCCCCCCATCAGCTCCCAGGCGAAGTCTTCATTCTTCGGTCCGCCCTTGCAGGCCGCATAACGTGATGCGCCACCGACCCGAACACCTGCATAAATCAGATGGCTCTGGATCAACGGCGCGCCCGTCACCTGCAGCATTTCGTAGAGCATGCTGTCGCACCACGCCTTTGGCTGTTGATTGAAGCAGTAGCTGGCATCGTGGACGATCCCCGGAAGGCGGCTGTCAGTGCTGTTGAACATCGGCTCAGCAAACCACGGGATCGAAGCAAGGTCAGTGATAAAATACTTCGGTACATGCTGGTAGCTTCCGTCCTTGCGCAGGTAGCCGAAGTCTTCCATGACAACCCACTCTCCGACCTTGTACGGGCGCAGCAATGGGATCAGGGAGAACTGCCCCGGCCCGTTGCCGATATAGGGATAGGCCAAGGCGCCACCTACATCGCTCATTTCCCGCTGTCCGCTGCGCAAGTGATCGCCACCGAGTTCGGCAGCAGCAGGCTGTTGATGACAGCGCGGTTCAGTGCGCGATCTGGAACAGGCAGTGCGCAGTAACCAGTCACGATCTGCGGCAGAGGTGTAGTGCCCTGCGGAATGGCGGAGCAAGCGGACAAAATACAGGCAGCAAAAAGCGACCCAGCGAAGAGAGCTGATTTCATGATGATGTACCTGATGGGTTTGGGGTGAACAGAGGTTGATGCAGCGGGCTTATGCGGCAGCCACTCCGATGGCGATCGCTTGGGTTCCGGTCTTCCCGGCGAACAGCGCGGCATCAGCGGCACGACGCCGGGTCAGACCTCGCATCGGAACACCTGCTGCCCGATTCCAGCGTGCGAACTGTGCAAAGGCGCCGTCCATATCGCCGGCGTTGATCAGTCGGAGCAGCGTGGAATGTTGAAAATTGCCAATGCCCAGGTTGTAGGCAAAATCAACCAACGCGTCGAACTGTCCTTGATTGATACTGGTGGTCACCGCGCAGGAAACTGCCATCTCTCGCGATGCGAGGTCATTCAGTAACTGAGCGTCTGCCTTGGCCTGAGTCCAAACGAGGCCGCGCACGACTTCCGGCCCGGTATGTCCCCAGCCAATCGTCCATGGTGCACCACCGGTGGCTGGATCTGGGTAAGCCGATAGCGAGCAGCTTTCGAAGTGCTTCAGTACAGAGATGCCATTTTGTGAAATGCGCATTTGTCAAACTCCGGGCATGAAAACGCCGGCTTGTTTGCCGGCGTTCGGAAGGATCTGCAGCAATTGCTGCGCGGTGATTGGCATACTTTTCTCCAGGCAATAAAAACCCGCCGAAGCGGGTCGATTTAAATATTAAAATTACTACTACGCTGAAGATCTAGAGCCGAACATAATTTTATTTCTCAGGTATCTCGAAGCGGAGATTGATGGCATCTCTACAAACTTGTGCATCAACGATGACAAGAGCAAAGCCCCTGCAATCGTCACCACCCAAACAGCTGTAGCGCCAAAAGATCGATACACAAACAATAGTGAAAGATTCAGAGCCAGTATGTGGTTCAGGTAAAGACTATAAGATACCTTGCCAAGGTAACCGCCTAGCTTAACAAGCGCCTCAGATTTCATGGTAAGCGCAAGACATACAATAAATGCCGATCCGAGACCTATAGCCAAATCTCCAAATGCTCGATAACCGAGATTCCACGGATTATCAAATGGATATGCATATAGCATCAATGCCAAAAACCAAAGCGCGATTCTTGGTGCTGATACAATTCTAACGAACATTCCGCTCAATAAGTCTTGCCGCAACGCTATAAATGCTCCTGTAGCGAAGAACGTTGAATAGTGAAGCGTCTGTATCAGATCACCTTGAACCGCAGAGAGCTGCACGTTCCCAAGCATTGCCCAGCCGATCCATGCTGACAACACATAGAATCCACTTACAGCCGATGCACCAAACCTAGAAACGAGAAAATAAATCAATGGGAAGGCGATGGATATACGCATCTCATGCACAATAGACCAAATAGGAGGGTTCACCTCCGAGGTATTGAAGTGACCAATCATCAACAGATGATTAAACAATCCACCTAAACTAAAATCGGGCTTTGGAACGCCCATCCATCCTTTATCCCAGTCGACGACACCAGAGACCGCAACATAGACAAAAAACGCTACAACAACTGATGCAATATATGGCGGAAACAACCTTACAACTCTAGATACAAAATATGCATCATATCGATTATTTTTAATTCCCTGCCACATTCTAACAAGAGCAAATCCACTAAGAACAAAGAACAGTATTACAGCCTGGTGGCCAGACCAAAGTATCTTTAAAGGAGACCACTTTAGCCACGACCATAATGGCTCTACATTATATAGCCCGGCTATAGTTGTATGCGCCACAACCACAGCAAGTGCCGCAACTCCACGCAATGCGTCAAGCGATTCTTCTCTAGATTTATATAGCGACAACAAAATATAGGCTCCATGCTTTCTATGGAGCTTATATCATTTCTAGAGGCTTAAAGCATCAAGAATGCTTCACTCGGGATGCGGCAGGTTTCCTGTAATTGTCCCTGCTGGAAGAGAGTCCCACCAGACCTTGTACCTAGGGTCATCGGCAAAAATCTCCCCCTGAAACGGGACATATTCGATCGGCTGTGGGGAGCTGAATACCCCCGTAATGCGAGCCATAGATGCGTCTTCAAACTCAGCAATCATGGGCCACCTCAGAATTCATAGTTTTTAGCATTGATGGTGAAGCTAGCAGTCCCTGCGGTGCTTGTGGTGGTTTGATACACATTCTGCGGCGTAGAAATGGCAACCCTGAAAGGAACCGCCTGCGAACTGCCAGCAGTCAAGTTGCAGGTGTTGAATTGACCGCCAAGAGTGCCAACAATCGTAGATGTGATGATCTGCGATACTGCTGACACGGCTGAGTTGCCAACCTGGTTAAAACCGCTCACGAATTTTGCAGAATATGGGAAAGCGGTCGATGGCCTTGCAGTAGGGCCACCCACGAAGGTGGAGCCGGTCAAAATACCAGCGCCACTGTAGTCAACGGAGCGATCCAACTGGAAGAACTGTGCAAACTGACCAGCCGTAGCGCTGATCGGCGCAACGGAGATCAGGGCCGAGGCCGTATATCCGGCCGGCATATTCGCCCCACCATAGACACTTGGCAGAACCGCAGATGCTTCCATGGTGGCAAGCAGAGCCGACACTTGCGTGGTCGGGTTGTAGATCGCGTAAATGCCGACGAATCCGTTCGCGGTAGCCGTGCCGGTATCAATGCCGCCGGCGCCGGCGCCTCCGAGGTTGATCGTCTTGTTGAAGGACGACAGGCAGTAACGCAGCCCGCCCAGCGCAGACTCAACGATGATCTCGTCAGCAGTGAATGTTGCTGATGCCGAAGTGGCGGCGACCGAGCAGCGAAGGTTTCGCACCGAGCCTACAAGACCAGAGATCTGTCCGAAGGTCACGGCGTGAGCGGCAACAGTCGCGACAGGAACAGACGGGTTCACGGAGAACACCGGGGTCAAGCCGTGGAGCGTGCTGTTGATCAGCGGAGCATTCGTTGCAGTGGTGATGTTCCCGGACGTGATGGTGGTCTGTCCGAAAGCTACGGTAACCACGTACAGGCCGATGTAACCGGCATCAGGAGAGGGAGTGACTTGAGTGCCGGTGGCTGCGGAAGCGCCCGCCTTCACTGCTACGACAGCAATCCCTTTGCGCGCGGTATTTTGGGTCTGGCCGTTATTGCCCATGCCGCTGTATGGCATAGACGGGTTGGCGCTGTTGTAATAAGGCAGCAGTACGGGCGTCGAGTCAGAATCCTGGTACGTGACCTGAACGAGGTAGTTGATCGACTGCCCAGTCGTGCCTGGGGCCGCACAGCTCAGCGTGACGCCATCCAGCATGATCCCCTGTTTGAGAATCGAGTGGGTGGTATCGGCCGGCAGAGTCGAAAATGCCAAAGCGTCGATGGCGGTAAGGCTATAGATCTCGCCCGGAGCGCACAGAACCTGTAGGGATGCCGGGCCTGTTGGCGTTACCGCAAAACCGGTCGCCATGGTACTGGTTCCGAGCAGCGCAGAAGCAAGCTTGGCCGCTCCGATCATGGAGTCCTTCGTCATCTGAAGAAGGCTGGTTTCCGGCAGGATCTGGCCCGGGTAAACAATCTGTCTGTCCATGGAATCCCCAAAAAAAAGCCCGCACAAGGCGGGCATAGAGTTGAATGAGTGGTTTCAGTTGGTGATCCGGTACCAGATCGTTGACCCGTACATCTTTGTGGCTTCGATAGCGGCCACAATGTCGGCGTCGGATACTGCGGGGGAAAGCTGCGTGCTTGGGACCAGTCCGCTAGTGACTGAAAGACCAAACCAATTCGTATGGATACCCGGCCAATTGGCCGCTCCGCTGCCTGTAGGTCTGTAGGCGGTCACGAATGCCTGATAAGGACAGCTCGTGGAGCCGAGCGGCCCTGCGATACCAAGGCCAAGCGTCAGCCCAAGGCACCCGCAATCGTCAGGCTTTGCTGGTTCGATGATCAGCGGATAGCGCCCAGTGAGGTCGAACAGCACTTGACTCATGCCGCGCCGAGTAGCGCGCTCGCGGAAGATGTTGATCAAGATGCGGTTTCGATAGCTCGGATCGAGCTGGGTCGAGAACCGAATCAGGTTGTTGCCGAAGAAGTCCAGCCCAATCAGGTCAAGCCAGCCATCAGTGGCTGTTTTGATTCGCGTCTGGTCCTTGGCATAGAGGTAAAGAGTGAACCCCCATGAGAGCGCTTGGGCATATCCCCAGAGAAGCGCGTCCCTGATCGGGTTGTTATCGCCGAACCAGCCAAGCGGCAAGAGGTTCTTGAGCCGGCCGAACATGTCTGTCTGATCGCCAACGCTCATTTAAGCCACCGTCACTGTGCCTGGTCTGATGACCTGTTTATTGGTCGCCGCGAGATCGGCGGTACTGCCATTGAGCAGTACGCCGGAGACATTGGTGATTGATGGGCTGACTGAGTAAGCTACCGCTGCAAGCTGTGTGTAAGGCAGGATCTGACCCAGAGTCAGCTTGGCGATATACGCCTGAATCGCTGCGGTGACCTGAGCCACAACGACGCTGTGGGTGACCGTAGCATCGGTGGTGATGGTCATCCCGACGTTAGCGGTCACCAGAACTGGGCCGAAAACACCGTATCGGGTTGTGAAGCCGCGAGCCGACTCAATGGCGGCGGCAGCATTCACCAAAAACGATCCTGAAGGCGCCCCACTGCCGTCATCAACGACCGCATAGAAGTAGCCATACAGAGTGTTGCCGCTGTAGTCCTGATTCTCTGTCAGCGTGTAAGAAACGCCCTGCTGCATCGAGGAAAGCGCATATTGAATGGCTGCCTTCGTTGCCTTCGACAAGGACTGAACCCAGAGCACGAACCTTGCCCGGAATGCTTCGTCCGTCTCTGGATCAACACCATTGGTGAATACCGCAGAGTTATTCACGGTATCAATGCCGCTGATGGATCCGACGATGACAGTTACAGTCCCGATCAAAGCGTTCCCAGCAGCACCTGCGGTACTGGCAATCACCGGCACAGTGACCGATGCGGTGCCACCCGGCACCAGATAACCGCCGAGCGTGGCGTTATAGAGCACGTTCGTAGTGTCGATGGTCACCGAATACTGCTGCGAGCCATCGGTCGAACCAACCAGCGCGCCGATCGGGATCAATGCAGAGTTGGTCGGCGTGAATCTTGAAAAGGTTACGCTGCCAGTGGCAAAGCTTGCAGACAGGCGATAAAAGCCGAAATCAGCCATCCAAGAATCGAGATCGGCGCCGGATGACGTCGATGCGCGCGTGGTGGCCAGCAGCGTAACAATCAACTGCTGGAGCCATTGGAGGACACTGGCATTGCTTTCTGTGATCGCCCGCAGCAGAGAGCCTATGGTGAAATCCACAAGCCCAGCGGCACGGCCCTGAATGGCTGTCACCTGATCACGCACCAGCGTGGTGAAGTCCTTGACGTTGAGAGATGCCATATCAGCGATTTACCTCGAACGAAAGCGTCACCGGCTCTCCAAGCGGGGAGTCGGTGTAACTGATATTGACGGAAATGGTGTCGTTTGATGGTGTGACAGAAATCACTGGCGCGGGCTTCTTAGCCACGCAATCCTCAAGCAATATCTGCCCTCTGATATTCGCGATGATTTCCGGAATATTCATCAGGGCGCCGACGTAGCGGCCAAGCCCTGCCCCATATTCAGGATGAAACAGGTAATCGCCTGGGTTGGTGATCAATCTGCGCAGAATCCTTTGCTTGCCTCTCTCCATGCCCTCGACCGGCGACAAGCTTCCGGTCGGGGACAGTGAAAGATCGTCTCCGGGGTAGTGGTTCAGGTCTTTCATGCGCCTTTCACCGTCGTGGTCATATGGGCGTTAGTCATCGGAGTGCTAGGAGCGCCAGCGCCTGCAGACAAGTGTGTATGCGAGTTGAAAAGCGCCATGAAAGCCTCTGTCACGAACTTCAGCAGCGTCTGCCCATTAGCTCTGAGATTTATTGCCGGAGCCGTCACATTTGCCGAGATGGCGGCCGTGACGTTGGCCGTCTGCGCTGTCACGTTAAGAGTCGTATTGGCGACAAATTCGACAGTCCCATCAGTGTTGAACTTGATCTTCGATCCAGTAGAGTGAACCATCCAAAAATCGCCGGGCGGCACGGCCATTGCCAGATTCAAGCTATTCGTGTGGCGCGCCGTTACCCTTCCACTGTTGGGATCGAATGAATCAAACTCGACAGTGACCTCATCGCCGATCTGCGGGCCGATCTGTACGCCCCAGCCGTTCCCGACACCCGGACAGTCCAGTTTTAACCAATTGGTTTCTCGGCCCTCTGGCTGGATCGCCACCTTCACCACCCCGTTGACTTGGTCGTAGCTGGTGATCGTCCCCGAGCGCGAACCAGTTGCGTCAGTCGTCTGGGTTTGATGAAGCGCATTCGTCAGTTGTTGGAGGCTCACGGCTGCACCATTGAGTTGGGGTTATGATTCTTGGCCGTCAGGCTCATCTTGTAGCCAGACTCGAAGCTCAACGATCTGCGCACGGAGTCGACGTAATAGAGCTGGTCAAACCCTGAGCCAGTACCCTCAACGCGCACGATTGTGTTCGGCATCAGCGAGTTGTCGCCCGGGAGTGATCCAGACACGCGCATTTCGTGGTCGGTGATCTGTTTGTGGATCTTCTGCGCCAGTTGCTGCGCCGCGTTCTGGTCGAGGCCGTTGCGCTTGATCTCGTAGACCTGCCGCTTGGCCGTCGCCTGCCCGGGCGAGATGCCTTTCGCAGAGTTGGTCGGGTACGTGGCTTTGACTGTCTTGCCGTCATTCCACGACAGCACCTGCACTGTCACACCCTTCGCCAAGGTCAGATCTCGCTCAAAGGCCAGATCATCAGAGGTGTTGCACTGCGGATAGGCCAATGCGCCAGGCTCTACCCACTTGATCAGGTACTGATCAGTGGTGTCAGGGTTCAGGGCAGGCTCGTAATGCAGTTCGTTGCCGATCACATAGACCTGAAATCCGTCCAGCCCGGCGAAGTACGCCAACAGGTCCCACTCTGTGCGCTCGTCAGTGACGTGCGCGTGGTCCCATTTGGTGATTCCGCCGACCTGAGTTGTGGTCGCAGTGACAACTGGTTTCAGTCCGCGCCGATTCGCCAGCAGCGTGGCCACCTGACTGGTGGTCATGTTGGCGAATTTCTCGTTGGTCTTCGTATCGATGAACTTGCTGGTGTAGTCGCGGCCGTCGAGGCTTACCTCGAACTTGCTCATATGAATATTGAGTCTGTCCACGGTGCCGACGATCAGCTCGCGCCAATCCTCAACACCTTGGCCCAACAAACCGATGGAAATTGAAACCTCGATCGATGTTTGCGCGCCCCACCACTGCACAGTGTTGTACGGCGGCGGCATTTCAGTCCGCGCAAACACCACAGAGAACGTGTCCGCCGAGTAAAAGGCGTTGCTGTCGATCTCGCATGACACAAACGGAACCTCTACCCCGTTGAGCAGCAGACGGCCGACTACCTGCCGGACGATTTGCTCTGTCTCGGCCGTATTCAGGTCCATCTATTCACCTACTGGGATTTTGATCGTCTGGATGCCGTCGAGTTGAGGATCGACAATGCTGTTTGCAGCGGCGATTTCCGTCCACCGCGACTGGTCGCCGTAGCTGTCGGCCGCCACTTTCTGGAGGGTCGAGTTGCTGGTAGTGACACTGGACGTGCCGTTTGCCAGCGGGCCGGCGAGCACGTTCTTCTGCATCCGCTCCAAGACGCTCTGCATCTGATACAGGGGCGCGAGCTGAGTCAGTGCAGCGCCTTGGCGAAGCACGTTGTTTGCTGCGGTCGATACTGGGTTACCGGGGATCAGGCCGCCGAGCGTGGTGATGTCGTTCACTGACGCGCCGACCTGGGCAATCGTCGACTGCACGACCGCCTGCGCGGCCACCAGCGGGCGAATCACGGTCTGCACCGTGTCGATGGTGGCATTGGCAAAGCCTTGCACCTGCGACACAGCGTCCTTGACGGTGTTGATGCTGCTGGTCACAGCGTCCGAGTTGATGATGCTGGAAAGGCCAAGAGATTCGCCGACGTCGCTGTTGATCAGGTTGTCGAGGGTTCCGGCTAGCGCGTTTTCGGTGACCGGCGCATCTAGGCGAGAAACGACCAGAAGATCAATGCTGTAGTAGCGCCGATAGACGTGTTCGAACCTCGCCTCGAAGTCCTCAATCATGACGCTGAAGTAGTAGCCGTCCATATTGAAGCTGAGAGGCAAGCCGGCGTCCCGAAGGGTTTCGAGTTCGATTACCCGATCCCCAGCGGTCGCGCCGGTCATCCAGCCGGACCAGCGGATGTTCTTGTAGTCCAGACCAAGGACATCAACGATCCGCTTGCCACCGACCAGCTTGTGCACCACCAACTGCTGCTTGGCACCGATCGTCACCGACTCTGGAATCTCCAGTCCGGAGAACTCAAAGTCGCCAACGATCAAACGGGTGGCAAACGGGTCCCCGCCCGGAGCGAAGTTGTCCAGGAAGCTCGTAAAGCTCATCGTTTATCCCCTTGGATAGGCTGCGCTCGGGGTTCCTGGCATCAGCATGCTGCGGTTTGGGTCGAAGCCCTGCGTTCCTGTCCTTGGTTTGGCGGCTTCCTTCGCCATGCGCTGGATCACCACGTCGCTGACCTGCTTGCCGTCGATGTAGAGATTGATCGGCTGAGGCGCATCGGCGCCAGACTTGCCCGGAACCGGAGCAATAAGTGGCGACCACGCAGCCTTCTTGTCGCCGCTGCCACGGAAATCGTCAGCGAAAGTAGTCTTGGACAACTGCATCGAAGATGGAAGGATCAGGTTCGCACCTGCTATAAGCGTGTTGAAAATCGTCTGCCAACCGGTCAGGAAGACCAATGCGAATGACTTGAACGCGCCGCCGATATCTCCCTGAAACAACTGCACGAAACCCGTCTTCATGTCATTCCACATGAGTTTCAAAGCACTACTGATTTCCTTCCAGTTGTTCCAGAGAAGGAATCCAGCAGCAATGATCAGTGTGATCGCCAAGCCTATTGGGTTCATCAGCATAGCGCGCCCAAGAAGCATGATTCCTTGCCCTAAAAGCTTCAGCGGAGACAGGAACGCCATGACTATGCCGCGAAGGAAGCCAGAAGTCAGGAACATGCCGACAGCTTTAAAGGCATCCACCACGAACAGAACGAGATAAGTGCCAAATCTAGCCATAATGGGCACAAGCGGGCCACCCATAAACATCAGCACCTTGCCCAACATCCAGAAGCCGCGCCCCGCAGCGATGATCAGATTGATCAGGCCACCAGTGATCAGGAAGGCCGACAATCCCATCAGCGCGTAGGTCAGCGCCTTGACCTTTTCAGGGTTGGCGTTGACCCAGGCGGTCATTTTGATAATTTCGACGTTCAGCGCAGTGACGGCCTTGATCGCCAGCGGTAGCACATTGTCACCCAGTGCTAGCATCAAATCTTTCCACTTGGCTGCCAGCTCGACCTCTTTACCGCCGAGGGTTTTCTGGGTCTTCTCGACCGAGGCATCAATGCCAAGGGCTTTGTGTTGCGCTTCAAGCGAGTGATGCAGTTTCGCGATGTTCTTGTCGATCAGAGTGAACATCGCACCGCCGGTTGACCCGAACAGCATGGCGTTCGATTGTCCGATAGCGGAATCCGAAGTGATACCCATGCGCTTATGCATCGGCATGATGATTTTTTCGTAAAACTCTGTTGGATTCTGGCTGAACATCTCGGCGCCGATCAGCGGGTTGCCTTTGAACGCCTTGATACCGCCCTGCTTGTTCCAGATGACCTTGTTCTCGTCCCAGATTTTATTGGCTACAAGTTCATGCGCGACCTGATTGGGAATCTTGACGATACCATTCAGCCGGTTGTAGGCGGTCCGAATCGAGAAGCCGGCTGTCTGGCCCTTGAGCATGGTGATAATCGGCTCCATCATGGCCACCGCGTCATCACTCATATTCATGGCCGCAATACCGCCGCGAGCCTTAAATTGACGCAACTGCTCCCAGTTAACTGAGCCGCCAGAAGTCTGAGTCATCTTCCAGCCGGCGTCCGCCAATTCGTTGAAGCGCTGCGGAGACTTCAGGCCACCTGAATCTTCGATGTAGCGCATCATCGCCATGCTGCTGGTTTTCATGACAGCTTGCGATTCTTCGCTTAGGCCTGACGTCGCGTAGGCTATCTTGGCCAGAACCGGCGCGGCGATCTTGGCCCCTTCCAGCGCTTCCATACCAGGCAACCCGCTTTCCCGAAACACGCCTTGCGCCTCGGTGAAGAGCTTCATGTTGGTGGTGATGCTGGTGCCGATGGAGTTCATGCCCTTAACGAAGCGTTCCGACTCGGCATTTACTGAATCAGACATACCGTAAAGCGAGAACTTGGCCATTTCCGTCTGGAACTTCTTAGCCTCATCTAGCGGAGCCTTGAACATCGCGGCCAGGCCCAGGCCGCCAGCAACCATCGCCCCGCCGATGGCCGCCTGCTTGCCGATTGAGGCCAGTTTTGCGTTGAGCTTATCGACATCCTGACCAGCGCCAGCCAGGCTTTTGCTGATGAGGGCCATGCCGGCACTGACGTGGTTGATCAGCGATAGCTTGACAGCGACGGAATAGGCTTCTGCTGTCATAATGACATTCCCTTTGTGGTGGTGGATCACATGGCAAATAATCAGCGCACGTACCAGTGGGTGAATGGCCGGATTCAGGATGTCGGCTCGATGCGAGCGATAGAGCCAAAAGAGGCCGTCGCTCGACCGCAGCTACGAAGAAAAAAGGCCGGGCCAGGCATCGACTTACTGACAGGCCTTTTTGTTTTCACATGCAGCAGCGTGGTAATGATCTTTGCCGGTTCAGCACTGATCGTTGTCCTGTTCGTTATCTATTCGGTTGTCTTTGGGTGAGCCATGAATAAATGGATTTTTCTTTCGCTGTTTGTCAGCTCGGCAGCTATCGCTTCAGATGCCGAAACTAACTCGTGCTCTGTAGTAGCTTGCTCTCCTGGCGATAAAGTCACGACTTACTCTTCAAAGAGCGAGTTTTATTATGCCTGTCCTACGCGAGAGCTCGCAGACTACACAAACACCGTCGCAGGGCTTGTGGTGATGACCTACCAGTTCACGGGGAAGCGACCAAATATCTCTCCAGATACAGGGGAACCAGAATACGAGGGAGAAACAAAGCAGTTGCTTGACTCCTTGCGTAACAAATCAGGCGCCAGAACTTTTGATGAGGCTCTTTCAGTTTGCACGGAGGGAAAGGGCAAGCTCAAAGTGACGATAATGAACATTAAAGATGACGAGGGAAGTGTATGGGTTGCCGAAGCAAATAAGAAACCGTTCTGGCTCCCCAAGTCTTTTCTCATTAAGCACTGAATTAAATCGCGGCGCTAATCTGAGTCGTAACCCAGCGAGTGGTGGATCGCTGAACCACCAACCAATCCGGCGACCGTTGCCGCACCAAGCACACGCCGGATGTACTCCTTGTTGCGCAAGACCGCCGGCCCCATCACTGGGCGCGCCGGCATCTTTGGCGTGCCGAATTCGTGATAGACCATCTTCTCGTCCGTGGATCCGATGATCGCTTCCAGTGCGTGCGTGGTGTGCGTGATGCTGTTTTGCATCTCACCGCTGGCGAGCAGAGGCGCATCCATTGGATATCCGGCGAGGGATTTTGAGGCTTCAGTAGCATCTGCCAAAGCCTCCCAGGCTGGAAACGGACCAATACCTGCCTGGTAGTGTCCGATCTCCTCCTTAGCTGTCTTCTCGACCCGCCTTGCGCATTTCTCAAGGCCTTCGTGCAAGCTGACCAGCAACGCCATCTCTTGCGAGGCCATGTGCAGCGCCAGCGCGCCAAGGCTCTTGAATTCCACGGTCATTTCCTCTTGTCAAACTGCAGGCTCGACCAATTCCAGTCGCCAGCGCCTTCGAACTCGGAAAACATGATCGAGAACGCCATGCGCTCGTAATCAGCCAGCAAACCGCAGTCAAACACCCGATCAAAAGGAACCCCGTTCTTCACCAGCCAGCATCGGCTGCGAAAATCGGGGTCCTCTGTCAGTTTTTTGCGGCGGCCTGCTCAGAGCTGAGCTCTGCCTTAGCGTTTTCGGCTTCCGCCTTGGCTTTAGCGGCTTCGTACTCGGCCAGCAGGTGCGCCTCAAGGGCGGCATAGCCCTCGTCGCCCAGCTCAGCCAGCATCGAGTCAATCTGCTTCTGAGTCTGCGGCAGGCCAAAGCCCACGTCGTCGATATACACGACAGACGCGGCCGGGAAGGCGAACATCCCCATGTACATGGTGTTTGCAGACGCCTCAGCACCCACAGCCATGATGATTCGTGATTTTTGGAGCGGGTCCAGCGTGCGCAACTGAATGGTTCTGCCGAGAGAGTCCTGAAACGAAGTGAATTTCGGCTTCTGGTCAACATGAACCGGCGCGGATGGTTCGGTAACGGTAATTTTAGCCATTTGGTAATTCCTCTGGTCAGCGAGTCGTCAAAGGTGCATGGCGTGCGGGTTGACGAGGCCCGCGCCCTGCCGGGCTGCCATGCGTAACGGGTTAAACCTTGATGCGACGGCGAGCAGTGAAGGACATAGACTGGCGAATGGTCTTGTCGCCTTCCTTCTTGCCGGCGTCTTCGAACTTCAGGATCACGTGCGTGTAGCGCCAGGTGGTTTGGCCACCGCCGATCTCCTGAATGGTCTCGGTGATGGTGGCCGGGTTCTGGTTCACGCCGTTGTAGTAGTCGCTCTCGAACTGCGCCCACCAATCGTCCAAGGTGGAGTCGACGCGCTCAGCCTCGAAGGTGCCGGTCCAGCCTTTCGGGATCATCAACTCATCGGTCAGGCCGTTGAGCGGGGTGATTTCCTGGTTGGTTACCTTGGGCTTCGAGTCGAAGTTCATGATCTTCGGGAGCCGGATCGGCCCCGTCGGGGTGTTGATGTCGATAGCGACATCCTTCCCTGTGTTGTATCCGCCTTGACCGGGCATGGCATTCTCCAAATGAAAAACCCGGCGCTAGGCCGGGCTGGGAAGTTGTTCAGCGCTTAGGAGCGCGGGGTGGCGGATGTAACGACGGTGACGGACTGGCCGGCTTCCAAATTCACAAGGAAGTAGCGGATCACGGACAGGTACTTGACCTGCACGTCGGCCTGCATATAGCCGAGCGCTACGCGGGCATCAGGGTTGTTCGACGCATCGATCTGCACCGAGAACGCCGGCCCACCGTTGACGTCGCCGATCATCCCTTGCTGAGCCAGGGTCTGCAGGAAGCTCTCCATGGTCGACTTGGTGGTGCGGCGGACATCCGGGGTCTGCAACTGGCCGATTACGCCGCCAAACGAGGCCGCGATGGTCAACGAGATGAAGTTCGTCATCCGGGTGTAGTTGTCACCGTTCACCGCCGAGTTACTGGAGCAGTTCAGGCCGGAACGATGGCCGAAGTAACTGCCGCCAGGGCATGGGTTGGTGATCACGTCCAGGCGCGCTTGGTTGATCGCACCGATCTCGGCAATGCTGTACGGCTGCTGCGACAGATTGCGCTGGGTCGAAACCGCATTGGTGATCGACTTGTTCAGTGGGCTCTGGTTCGGCGACAGCGCGGCGATCTTGGCGGCTGAAAATGTGGCCGGCGCAATCATGCGCTGCTGGCCGTTAACTTGGTCGTTCCAGTAGACCCAGTCTCCTACCATGACCTTCAGCGCGTAGCCGTCACAGCCGGCAGTGGTCAGCGCGGTAGCGACAGTGGTGTACGAAGCCCCTGCTGCGCCTTGGGTGACCATGTAGCAACCTTCGGACAAGCCGTAGGTCAGCATGGTCGGCCACTGGGTGCTGTCGGTCAGGTCTACAAGGTTCGCCACCTGAGCGCCTGTGCCCCGCAGCGCATACATGCCTTTTCGGGCCGTGCCGATTACACCGTCGACGCCGATCAATACCGCGTCTGTGATGGTGGTGTTGCCAGAGGTGCCAGTGGTGAACACGACCGTCTGGGTCAAAGCGACAGGGGCCAGGGTAGTAGCGCCAACTGTCGCGACGACCAGCTGCGAAGGACCTCGCACTCCCGACTGACCGTTGTTCACGGCGCTGACGATGTTCTGCCAGAGAGCCAGCCCAGAGCCGGTGATATTGTCGAACACTTCAGGCGATACGCCTGGGAGCGAAATGGTCAGCTTCCAGCTCGAAGCAGCCGAACCTGTAGCCAGCGTGGCGCTTAGCGAGTTGCCGAGCGTGCCGGTGTAGTACGCGGTCAGCGTGGCGCCAGTGGCGGCCGCAGTGTCCTTCAGCGCGCTGGTAGCAGCGGTATCAGTACCATCAGTGACGCGCACAGCGCGGATGTTCGAGGCTCCGAGCTGAATCGAGACAGCCAGAGCAGTGCACAGGTCGTACTTGCGCACGGTCTGGGTGCCGAACTTCTGCGATGCATCGCCGGGCGAGCCGACCAAGGTCGCGCTGTTCACCGGACCCCAATCCGCAACCCCGACGATACCTTGGATGTCGGTCGGGACGCCATTGATGTAACGAGTCTTTGGTGGCTGTATTTGTATGTAAAGATCAGGCGCAGTTAGAGCCGCCGTGTTCAAGTTGCCTGCCGGGTAAATGGGCATGGCGTCCTCCTAATGAAAAAGCCGCCTCAGTGGGCGGCTTCTTGTGTGTGGGTTTCGCCTGTTAGGCGTTGGCGACTTTCAGGACGTTGCCCGCGCACTCGCCAGCCAGAACGGCGGCGACTTCATCGGCATCGGTGATCACTTGGCCGACTTGGTAGTCAGCAAAGGCGAACTTGACGGTCAGCTTGAAGGGTGATGCGGCTTTAGCCTTCGAGGCCGGCGCGGTCACGGGGCTATCTGGGGTATCGGAGTCCATGTCGGGCCTCAAGGGTTCAGGGTTTTGTCAGGCAACCCGGTAGTCGAGTTGTCGATGTTCAGTACCGGGGCGATAACCTCGGCGGCTTGCTGTGTTTGGGTGGTTGCGTAGTCGATCAGATAGAACAAATCGATCCGGTATAAGCCGGCCTTTTGGAGCTGGTCAGTCATCAGCGAACCGGCGGATCGAATGATCCCGAATGATCCGTCGGTGAAGTTGATGCTGTTGCCGTCGGACAGCGCCGAATCGACCGGGCTGGCCACTGCGTCGCGCGCGGCAGGAGTCGGCGCCCATATGATGATCTGCACCGATTGCTCCTGACGCTTTGTCTCCTTGTAGGCCAAGCCGAAACCACCAACCCGCGAAAAGACGCTGTGAGCGCCCGTGAGCGTGATTACCGGACCGGAGCTGGAAGCGCCAGGGATCATTGAAGACAGCGCAGTGGCGGCACTCGTCAGCGTGTCGGTGAGCTGCATGGCGTAAACGTAGCTGATGCCATTCAGGTTGATCATCAGATTTTGCAGGCTGATGGATCCTGAGAGCGTTACGACCGATCCAGCCACCGTCATGACAACGGTGTGGGTCGGGGTCGTCAGTGGCGTCCATTCTCTGCCGATGTAGCGCGTGGTCTTTCTATCCTTCCCTGCCGCATAGACGCTGATGTGCGCGGCGCCAGAAGCCAAATCAGTCTCAAGCACGTTCGGCACTGGCCAGCCCGGATACACCCGGAGTGGGATACCGGCCGCGCTGGGTTGGCCGGTTCCGTTCGGATAGACGATCGCTGCTATCTGCGCCGCGACCTGTTTCAGTACGTCGGTCAGACTCGCCATATCACACCTGTACCTGCATTGCCGTGCATCTCCACCCCATGTCCGTCAGCTCAGCACTCGAGATCACGTACTTGCGGCCCAATTCGTCGCGGATGATGTCGCTGGTGCGCAGCACGATCCCCGGCCAAGCCGGCATGAGGATTGCCCACCAAGGGGTCCGGACATCGCCCGGAAGATTCGCCGGGTTCGCCTCGCCTTTCGTGCCCTGCAAGACGCTGGCAGGCCATCCCTGCATCAGCGGCGCCTCACTGGCTGGTGTGTCGGCTGCCCAGCCACCCAGGCCAACGCCAGGATCCATTCCCACACGCAACACCGAGACAACCCGGTTCGTTTGCACGCAGTAGATCGGCAGCGTGTCCTGCATCGCAGCGACAAAGAACGTGCCCTGATGTCCAGCGAGAAAGTCACCGGGCTGGAACGTGCGCGCATCAAACAGGCCCAGCCAAGTGGCTTGGCCGTACTTGTTCGGCGCCGAGTAGTTGAAATTCGTGGTGAACGACGCAGGCAGCGTCTGCAATGCGGTTGACATCAGCGGGTTACTGGCGCTCGTAGCGCGGAATTGCTGGTAGTCGAAACCGATTCGCTTGGATGCCTGCCCGTACCCTTTGTAAATCTTGGCCTGGAGCTTTGTGCCGTCCATATCAGCTCCTGGAAATTCGCGTACCGCCCTTGCCAAGACTTGGGCCGGGAGCGATACCAATGAACGAGCAGAGTTCGCGCCGCCAGAGCCGGTAAAGCTTCATACGGTCAGACACTTCGTTCTTGTTATGCACCCAGACGGCGGCCTGATCGGTGTCAAGGTTTTCGGTCGAGTCGGTCACCGCCGTTTCAAGGCCTGACAGGGTTGTCAGGAACGTGATAATGCGGGCTTCTTCTTCCGGCCGCAGCGTTGAGAGCCGGTGATAGAGCGTTTGCCAGGTGCCTGGCGAAACCCATCCGTAAGCCAGGTCTCGGCTATTGTCAGCAATGGTGTCACCAAGCATCGGATAGCCAATGAAGCGACGGACGTCGGCCAATTGCTGATCAGTTAGCATTTACTCGGCCTCTTTCACCGGAACCCAGCCGCCGGAGTAGTAGTTTTGCACCTCGTCAGGGTGAACCTGGGCGGTGTGTGGGGCAGGATAAGCAGCAGGATCTCGCTCCATGATGACGTAGGCGATTGCTACAACATCATCAGCAACGCCGTCATCAGTGCCATCTAATTTTTTAGCCATGATTCTCTCCATGATTGGCCGCCAGTTGCCCAGCGGCCAGATCGATTAGCCCAGCAGAACGGCGGTGTGCGCCGGCTTGATGTTCGCGCAACCCCATGCAACCGAGATTTCGTAACGAACGCGGCGGTATTGCTTGTACATCGCCACTTCAAAGCTCATGCCGGTGCGTGGATCGGTGATCAGCATGCGGTCATCAGCCATGTCGCCTTCTTCCGGCAGCGCAGGGGCACGGGTGGCCAGAATGATCGCCGAACGCGGGAAGGCGAAGTTGGCGGTAAACGCACTGGCAACGGTCACGGCCGAGCCGCTGGTAACGGCTGCGCGCAGGCCAGGGGCTCCGATGGTGACGTTACCGCCCGACAGCGCAGTGGTTACCACGTACTTGTAGTTGCCGATGGTCAGCACGTCGCCAGCAACGATGGTGCCGGTACCGGTTTGGACTGGGATCACAGTTGCGCCGACAGCGAGAGCACCGTTGGTGACGTAGCTCGCGCCAGTACCTGGGGTATGGGAAGCCACGCCGGCAGATTCACGCAGAGTGAAGCCGTGCAGTTCTAGCAGGGTGCCCTGAGCGCGGAGGCTGGTGGTCCCTGCTTCGTTGGCCTTAGTCAGTTGTGCCAGAGTGCGCAGAGCGGCGCCGGAAGTGGTGTCGATCACGCACTGCAGGTCGCTCAGCGGGGCACCGTTGTCCGAAAGGATCTTCCGGACTTGGGCGGTATCGCCGAGAGTGGATGCGAACGGCGTGGTGCCGGCGGTGCCAGTTGCGCGGGAAGCGCCGTAAGCGAGTTGGCCGAGGTCGACTTCGATCTCGTTCACCAGAGTGCGCATTGCTTGCGAAATCTGGTCGCGTCGGATGCTGGCATAGCCTGGTCCGGTATTGACGCCTTTCTGCTCTTCACCAGTCCAGCGGAATGGAACCATCCGGGATTTGGTGATGCTGAAGGGGGTGTTGCCCACAGTCTGATCGCCGTCATCAGGTGGCAGTTGCCCAGGGGTGACGTTTTCTGCTGGCTGAGCCGGGGTGATCGGGATGCGGATTGCTTGGTTGAGCGCAGCACGCTCAGCGGTTGCATCGAGGGTGACGGACGGAATGAATCCTGCGAGTTCGCGCGACACAATGTCGAGCGATTCGTAGAGGTCTGGCACCAGGCTGGTAAGGGTGTTGGCCATTTGGAGGAGTTCCTTTAATCAGAAATAGGTACGCCAGCCTTGACATGCTCCATCTGCTTGGCAGGTGGCAAAGCTTCAAACTGGGCGCGGGAAATTTTTTGCGCGCCACCCGCACCAGCTGCTCCACCAGAAGCCCCGCCACCACTGGCGCCTGAGCTTTTGAGGATTTGATCGCGGTATGGGTAGCTGTCGACGAGAAGTTCGAGTGCCTCGTCAAAGTTGGCGAGTTCACCCGGATTGCTGCGACTGAAGAGCTTGTTGCCGGTCTTGTCGTATGCCACGACCTTCCCGTCCTCGACCTTGAATTGCTCGCCGAAGCGCGCACGGACCAAGTCAGAAGGAATAGCCAGCTTGTCGGAGATGAACTTGGAACGATCGAAGCTGCCGCCAACCTTTTCAGTTACGAGATCGGATTTCAGCGAATCGCGCTCCGCAATGATTGGGGCGTATTTGTCTTCAACTGCCTTGATGGCCTCTGCACGGACCTTTTCGACTTCACCGGCATCCACCAGCTTTTTGGCGTCGAAATTCTTGATCGTTTCCAGCGCCTTGCGAGCCTCGGCAGGATCGGTGATCCCCTCAAAGCTCTTCAGAGCGCCTTCGGCACCCTCAGCGCGCTCGCGATTGGTCTTTGCTTCAGCGTTCAGACGGCTGATCGTCGCCACGGTGCCTACGGCATCGAAAGCGATTTCCTTGCCATCGTCGTTCAAATAAACAGGCTTGCCATCAACAACAACTACATGGCCTTCTTCGTCGATTTTGAGTTTCATTCTGGTCATCCAACCCTTTGGTAGGCCATCCGGCCCGGCGCGGCGCTATCCATCCGGAATCGCACCCATAAAAAAGCCCCAGCGAGTGCCAGGGCTGTGTTCGGTGATTGGGTTAAACGCCCGGGAGCGTTACCCCTTGTTTTTGAGGCTGAACCTTGATTCGGTCGGCCTCTTGCTGCCAGGTAAGCCCGTCCTTGACCATTCCGCGCCGCTGAATCTCGCTGAAAAGCGTTTCATTTGACAGAACACCGGCAACGTTCATCTCTAGCAATAGGTCAGCAGAGGCTTCGGCAAGCGATGCGGCGCCGAAGTCCTTGTAAATTGACAGATGGCCGCCATCTTTCTCGCCAATCCACTCAGCCATGAGCTGCATGGCTTGGTCGAGCGAGTCCTCTACATCCTGGGCGATGCGCTGTAGTGCGCACATGCCCGGCTCGTTGTCGGATAAGGTCTGCGCTACAGTGATCTTGCCGGGCTTGATGACCAGCAATTCGGCACCGACCTGGCGCATGCGATCCTCGATGTCAAGGATCGAGATCCGCCCCGATTCAATGGCCTTGCCAGTGTGTTCGACGTAGGTAAGCGTGGCGCCGATCTTGTCGGATGTGACCGCGGTAGCGGCGCCGACTGTGATGTCGTCGTCCTCACCGAAGCCAACACCAAACAGGATTGGTACCCGCGCGACATGCAGAATCGTCTGCTGGTCAGACTTCGACTGCCAATGTTCGACGTTCATGAACGCCAACTCTCGCAATGGCGGCATGGCATGCATGAACCCGAGCCGTTTGCCGTAGACCGGAACAAACGGGATTTTGGTGAGGCTCGATGTGCCTTGCTCATGCAAAATCCACTCGAGATCACCTTCTGAGTTCTTCTTCTCGCGGTAGGTCTCCCATCTTCCAGGGTAAAGCACGCGCACCTGCTCGATCTGTTGCTCACTGAACTCATCAACCTTTTCGGTAACGAGTTCCAGAAAGCGCAGCATGGTGAAGGTTTCTACGCCCAGGATTCGTTCAGACGCATAGTCGAGCAGGCTGTCGGCGCAGATCTGCACAAAGTAAGGCCTAACGCCGGCGGCAACCTCTTCGGCCCTGTACCTAATCCCGTCGGCCTTCGGGCAATCAACTAGAATCCCGCAGACTCCATATGCCATAGCCTCTTCAGTGATGCTCGCGGCAAACGAGTGCATGTTGCGGCCTTGCAGGTCGATATCCTCGCAGTATTCAAGGATCGTCTTTGGCGTGTCTTCGCCGTAGGTCAGAGGCCGCGAAAACGGCTTGCCGCAAAGTACGTCGATGGTTCGGGCGAACGCGGGAAACAACGTTGCCGTATTCAGCCGTGCGGTGTAGAAGCCTTGGTCTTCGTTTGGCCACTGCGGGAGGTAGGCAGTACCAGCCTCCCGCATCTTGCCGGTCCCGCCAAGGAGTGCCTTGATCATGGGCCAGCAGTCCGCCATCGCTTCGATTTTGGCGGAGCGTTTGCGAACGCTATTGCTCATGGCGTAATCCAGTTATGCGGAGAATGGGCGGATGGTTGTTTTGCGAATGCGCTTGGTCTTCGCTACTGCGAAATATCTGAAAGCATCGGCACCGTGGGAGGTGCTGTCATGAAATGGCTTGTCTTTCCAGCAGCCGCGATTCTCGTCCCACTCCTTGCGATAGTTTTCAAGGTGACTGATGCCGGTCTCGCAGTGGGAAGAGTCAAAGACGCAGAGCGGCAAGATTTCACGCGCCGCCTCGATGCCGTCATCCACGCCGGTTTTGGGAACCACCTCGAACGCGATCGAATACCTCTCACCGTCGATCACATAGCCCTCTTTGGCGATGTCCTTGCGGCTCTTAGCATCGCTGCCGAACTCGCGGTTCTCGATGTCGTGCGGCCCCCAGTGCTCTGAGTAGGTGTAACCCTTGTCCTTGAGCACCTTCATGTAGTGCCGCAGACCTTCACCGGAGTTCTCGTAGTAGTCGATGACGTGGTATTCGGTGCCGATCTGACGCACGAACCAGATGGCCGTGGAGTCGCCGACGCCGATATCCCAGAACGTCATCGCCGGCTGGTGAGGGTTGTTCGGCACAACGCCGATGCGCTGAGCAGCGTAGAGCTTGGCGAACTGCTTGGCGTAGTAGGCGCCTTCGACCGACTGCTGGAACGCTTCGGTCGGCACCGACGGGTATTCCCGCTTCATGTCGTCGCCGAGCGTCTTCTCCTTGGCCGCATACCAGGCGCGCTGGCCGTCGTTCGTGACGATCCCGTGCTTTGCCGCCAGTTCGTTGAAGTAGTCGGTCAAGCGTTGCGGGATGATCGCCTCAGCCGGATCGAGCCAGTAGGCTCTGTTCTTCCACCAGCTGAAGAAGAAAAACTTCCAGTCCAGCTTGCCGAGCGGCGTGCCGGACAGCAGCTGCTTCTCCGCGCTCTGTGAGTAGTCGAAGAAGTAGCCGGCCCGGCCCTCTGCCGTCGATTCAATCGTGACAAAGCAATCGGTGGCCACCGCCTCGAACGCACCGGTTACGATCTCGCGGGCCTTGTGCGGGAACTTGGCGCAGATCTTCCCAAACTCGGAGACGTGCAGGTAACGCAGCGTACCGCCCCGGAATGAGGTGCTGACGTAGATCGAGCCGCCCTTGTTGAATACCAGCTCACCGGAGGCGTCGTTGCGCGCCGGGTTGGCCTTGCGGATCTCAAGCGGCAGGTTGTCGTACGCGTACTTCACCTTCTCCCGGAACAGGCGCTTGGCGTCGTTCAGGGTGTGTGCGATCAACGCGCACTTGGCTGACTCGAACAGAGCCGCGTCGAGCTGGATGATGCAGCACTCAGTGGTGAAGCCGAGCTGCCGAGCCTTCAGGATGATGTTGCGGGTATGCATCCCATCGAAGTATTCAATCTGCTCGTCCGTCATCCGGAAGCGGACTTTCTTGCCATGCTTGTCAGTGATCGCGTAAAGATTGTTGAGCCTCCAACTCTTATCCCGGAGCAGCTTCATGTGCTCGGGCTTCATGTCAGGCTTCCTTCGATAGCTCGTCCATCAGTTTGGAAAGGTCTTCTGAATCACTGCCACCAAGGTCAGCGTCCATGTTGTAGGCCTGACGCTCACCCTTGATAACTTTGAGCTGCGCGTCAACGCCGGCATTCAATGCGCGAGAGAAGTCGCCGAGGTTTTCCTCCGTCACTTCCATGTCGCGTAGTGCAAGGCGTAGCTTGTTGGAGATGCCTCGCCACTGGCCGAGGTCTGCTCGGTGGGCAAGTACAATCGATGCCGCCTCATCAGAGGCCTCATCAACGATCTGCGCTTCTTCACGCGCTTCACGCTGCGTATCGCTAGTGCGTGAAGTATTGCGTGAAAGCTTTTCCTTGGTCGCCGTACGCACCTGGGCAGTAAGGTCGCGCTGCCAGCCGTTCTTCTTGGCTCTGCTGCGTATCGTGCCTTCATTGGTGTCGTACTTGTCAGCGATCCCGCGCAGGGACAGCGCACCAGCCCGGTAGGCTCGTTCGATGGCCTCCCAATCGGGTTGCTTTGCCGCCATGTTGAATTCCTTCTACTGCTCAACCTTCACGGTGAGCGTTCTGATCTTCCCGCCAGTGCAACTGTCACGCTTCATGGCCATCTCGACTGCTTGGTAGGCAGATGCGCCCATGTCCATTGCGGTGTAAGCGTGATCGGAGCCACTGCCAATGGCATATGGACGGTCAGGCAGCACCTTGCTCTTCTCGATGCCGTCTTCGTCATCGTGGCTGATGTACCAGACCTCTCCCTCGGACACTACCAACGCACTCATCTGAACGGACGTCTGAGGATCGCCGAAATAGGCATCGAGCAACTTGTTGGCACCAGAGAGGCTGCCGCAGACAACGAACTTAACCCCATCACGCTCCAAGCATTTCTCGAAGTCGTCATAGACAATGGTGCCGCTACTGGTGGTTGCCCGACCGTCATAGGCGATGATCCCGTCCTTATAGGCGATCGTGGTCATTGGGTCGCCTCGTCAGTCGGTATGATCTCGCGGTAACGCTTGGCTGCGCGGGCATGTCGCTGCAGCACTTTCTCATCGGCTTCAAGGCCAGCGAGAAAGGCAAAGGTGTGCACGGCCACAACGTAGAACCTGAACCACCAGGGGTAGTAGGCCTTGAGGTTGATAGTTGCCATGGCGTCACCGGTCAGCCTTTGGTTTGACTCTTAACTTCGGCAACCACTTCGCGGGCGGCGTCAGCAATTGGCTTTGTTGCTGCGCGCGTGAGGTCGACTGCGATCTCAACAGGCGCAGCAGCGATCTTTACTACGTCAGTGGCGAGGCAGATTAGAGACTTGAACATTTAATCACCACGGGATCTGCAACCTACTGCAAGTATTCCAGCCGTTTCAGCCGGATATGCGCAGTCTATTGCGTGTAGAGAGTGGCGCCGGCATGAGCCTAGGCGCCCTTTGGTTCAATCGTTACGCTTTCTTGGCGAGCGCTACAGCTTCAGACCAGAACCCTGGGAGTTCGTGACCCAGCGCGGCAAGGATCGTCTCCAGCTTGGAGATGGTGCCGGCTGGGATCATGGCGTCCAGGGCGAGGACTGCATCAGCTGCAGGCGCAGCGGCAGGATCGACAACCTTCACCAAGGTCGCGGCAAGAGCCACATAATCGGTGCCGGAACCAGCGCGGCCCCCAGCTGCATTATCTGACGCCGGAGCGAGCGCAGTTTGGACTTCTTCAGGCAATTCGGACATGGTTGGAACCTCTACGATGCGTTTTGCAATCCATGCGGGAAGAATGCTGTGGATGATCCAAGCAAGGATGGCTTTCATTTGTCACCAGATTCTTGGTGTGGCGCAGCTGGTTCGTTCAGGCATTGCTCACAGTGCAGGTAGCGGCACAGCCAAGCTTTGACCCGTGGCCAGTGATTGGCGATAAACCAGTGTCTCAGGCCAGCCAATGCGAGCGCTCCATGGAAGGTGACGCCGGCAGAACTTGGCGTGAAGAATATGGTGTCGCCGCGCGTAGCAATGGCAAATCCTGATAGGGCAATAGCTGCATAGATCATCTTCCCCACAATGCCGTCACGCACCTTGTTGCTCAGGACGCACCAGGTGGCCCATCCAGCAATCATGCTGATGAACACGTTGCTGAGTAGCTGAAGGCTCATTGGCTGCCTCCCCCGAACTTGGACTTGATCAGGTCAACGATCAGGCCCCAGACGTCGGCGGATTTAAGGGCGCGAGTCACAGCAGCCAAAAGCGAGCCACCGAAGGCGCCAAGGAGGAAGCCTATACAGGCAATCCATGATGGGTCCGTCATCTTGAAGAACTGAGCGATCGGACCAGTAAAGTACAACGAGCACATACCGCCGGTAACGACGAACACGCCCCAAGAGAGTTTGTCCGGGATGTCATCCTTGTGCAGGATGCTGGCAAGCATGGCCGAGACAAGCCCGGTCAGTAGCCAGTCGGCTCCGCTGATCAGGCGCTGAAGGAAATCTCCCATGCGCTCGACCTCTCAGTTGCATGTAGTGGAAAGAAAAAAGGCGCCAGTGCGGGCGCCAAACTGCTGGGGAGCAGTGGATGAGGAAAATAAAAAGGCCAAGCTTGGTGAGAGCTGGGCCTTGCCGGGCGATTTGTGCATCGTTGAGAGGCTGCTCGGACTTCCGCATCTGCGGTCACTTGGCGTTGGTTGATAAGGCCGGAGTTACGAAGGAGCCCAGAGCATCCGGCATGATGGCTCAGTCAAAAGTGTTCACGCACAAAAAAGCCCAACTCAGTGGTCGGGCTTGATCTTGTCTGCGTCACATACAAACGTACATAACCCAAGATGACGTGAATATTGATCGTTTGATCACCAGGAGTCAAGCTCTTCTTGCTCGAATTTGTGAATTCCATGATTTGCGAACTCACCATGCAATCTTTCCCTTGCTTCGCGCACGCCGGCATCAGCCTGCTCAAGAGTTTCGAACTCTTCGCGATAGGCGATTTTCTTGTGGCTGAAGATCCGCGCCACCCACTTTTTGCTTGCCTTGCAGTAATAGACGCCTTTCACGCCATTTGTATTCAAACTGTTGATTTTCCGATTAGCGCAGTTCTTTTCCTGATCGGCCTCTCGAAGGTTGGCGAACGCATTGTTCGAGCGGTCGCCATCTTTGTGGTCGATTCCGCTTTCCGGCCATTTCCGCGTCATATAGAACCATGCCAACTGGTGACCCTTGTAACGCACACCATCAAGCATGATGTTGATGTAGCCCTTGTCGTCGACACACCCGGCAAGATACCCGGGCCGAAGTCCATGCCCAGAAATCCGCCATTCGAAAACACCAACGACCGGGCTATAGCTTAGAGCTTGTCTCAAACGCTCATACGTAACTCTTCGCTTCATGCAACATCCCCCATCAGCAGACCTTCCCGGTCAAGGATATCTTGAGCTGCGCAGAGCGCTTCGTTTACCTGACCTTCAAGAACCTTGCGAATCGAAGTGCGCCACCGGCGAAGTGTTGGCTCAGGGCGGCCGTCTTCATCCCAGTTCGACATTTCATACCACGCCGCAGGCAGCACGTTTGTTGAGCGCTTCCCATCCACACCCGGCAGCTTCGGCAACGCCCAGGTAACTACAGCGCAATGGCGGAAGCGTTCAGGCGCCGGAGACTGGATGGCTCGTGTCAGCTCTGCAATGGCCGCGTGCTTACGATCGGTGTGCGTGGAGAACTTCGCCACCAGCGCACGCCACTGAGCAGGCTCAAGCCCCTTGTGCAGCCGACCGAACACCCAGCAATCTTGGAGGAACGCAGCCTCCTTCCCGACGATCTCCCCCTTCTGCTTGGCGCACTGGACCTTCGGCTCGAAGTCACAACCCCCTGCCGAGTTGATCGTCTCGGCGGCGAGAGCGCGGACAACTGCGGATACGACGTTGCGGTAGGTCATTAAGCGGCCCTCACTTTCAGCATGTCGGAATTGATGGTTCTGGAGCCTTTCTTGAGATTGTCTATCGCCCAGAGGGGCTGGCAATTACTCCAATGAAAGGCTGCCAAGGCGCCGACTTCGGTTTGCAGATCAAATGCGCTGATCGGGGTTTTGTGGTCAACGTGCCAAGCCCCTCTGTTACTCCAGGTCATGCCTGTCTCGAATTGGCTTTCGATGTGGCAGGCGAACTCTTCAAATCTGCACCCGATCAATCGCATGGTTGATGCGGGTTTTAAGCTGCCTTTGTACGCCATCGCGATTCGCGCTCGGAGGCGGTGGACCAATGCAAAAACTGGGTCTTCCTTGCGTTTGATGCGGCGTCTCGCGACATCCTTTTCGCTGATCACTGCCCGGTTTTCCTTTCTGTAGGCCCTGGCGTTATCAGCCAAACGCCCCCTGTTTGATGCGCGATACTCTTCCCATTTCTGCATGTTCTCTTGCTGGTACTTTGGGCGGTACTCGGCCGAACATTGGCAGCACGTCATATTCGATACGAGCCTTTCAGAAATGTGTCCATTCCTGCAGGGCTCAGTCATCTTGAAACGGGAGTCACCACGAGCCTTTGCCTCATCACGTGCATTCGTCATAGCACTCATGCTGCCACCTCCTTCAACATGTCCGGGTTCACCGTGTGCCGAGCTACTTCTCCGAACTCCTTGTGGTGGACGATGCACTTCATGTTCTGCTGTGCCCGGTAACCGCCGAAGGCAGCCCATGCATCCTTGGCCGTCAGCGTGCCAAACGTCTCCAAAGTGACGCCTGAGCACTCCTTGACGGTCTGGTGGTGGACATGGCCGAGATACCAGTAGCGGAACTTGGTGCGGCCCCATGCTTCAGCCTGATCCGTGGCCATGACGCCTGGCAGGCGATCGCCCTTGCAGTTGTGCCCGTGGTTGGTGCCGATCAGCACCTTGCCGTGCTCGATGTAGTGGAATGCCGACGGAGCGCGATCGATGATGACGCGCGGCTCGTTCTCGTAGGTGTGGTACAGGGCGACGGACATCCACAGCGCGCCAGTGTCGTCATGGTTGCCGACGACATTGATCACCCGAACGGTGTCGTGCTTCTTGAGCGCCGAGGATATGCACTGACGCATCACCTTGATACCCACGCTGATCATCTTGGCGTAACGCCCGTCAAGGTCCATGACGTGGCCTGAGCGGGATGTCATGCCTTCCATGTTGTCAGCGTGCAGCCAGTCGCCAAGATTGATGATCACAGCGCTGGAGGCTGGCGGGGCCAGGTCAACAAGCGCAGCCATTGCGCCACACTGGACGCGTTCGGCCTCTGTCATGTCCCAGCTATCGCCCTGAGTCTCCTCCCCCCACGCTCTCATTCCGATGTGGGCATCCCCGATTGGATACACCGCCATGAGTTGCGAGAGGGTCGAAATAGGCCCTCTTACTGCGTCAACCTGCGGCAGGTCCTGGGTCATTGCCTCGCAGGCGGCCAGCAACATCGCGTGCTGACGATCGCTGTCAACTGTCGTCTTTACCCATTGAAGTACCGGTGCCTTGACGCCCTGCTTGTACAGGCTCGACGTGCCTTTGAGCTTGAAGCCGTCCGGGACGATGTGGGTCATGTCGTGCTCGGGGCTCCATCCTTTGCGGATCAGGTTCGCCTTGCGCTTCTCGATGCTGCGCTGACCCATGTCGAAGTGCTTGGCAGCTTGAGAGAGGCTCATGGTCTTGAAGGCCTCGACAAGCTGCTCGTCGGTTACTTTGCGTTCGGCCATTATTGAGCCCCTTCGATGGTGTAGTGCGTAGGGGACTTGCCTTCGTGGACTTCCTTCAGGCGTGCGACGTGCGGCGTGAGGGAATTGATCAGGGCTCGGTAGCCGCCCGGGTGCATGCGGTCGTCGTTGAGCTTTCCAGCGGCCTCTGCATCCACGATGATCGCAAGGCACGCAAGCGCGTGGGCCAGATGTGGAAGGCCACTGTCTGGATCGACTGCCTCCCCTTCGAACCATGCGTTCAGGTGCCGACTGGCTGCGTCGTAGTAGATCGATGCCCGGACGCCAACAGCGCGGAAGTTCGACCGGCCGTATTTGAGCATGCCGTCGAGCAGGCCAAGGCTACCCAGTGCGGTAGCGGTCACGGGCCACAGGTGCAGCGGCAACTTCCCGCTACCGATCAGATCTTTTGGGTTGGTCGGCTTGATGTCGGTCATGCTGCGGCCCCTTTGCGGTGGAATTTTGAGTCATACCAGCGGTAGAAGAACTGCGCCGCTGTGATGCCGATCGAGCCACCGAAGCCGGAGACGATCAGGAAATAACCGGTGGAAATGTTTGAATGCGCAACCGCCCAGATGTAGGCGAACTGCGCCAGGGTGATCATCCAGCTCACGAAGAAACCGGCGATAATCTTGTCGTCACGCAGCAGCTTGCTGTTCAGACCAAGCAGGAACACCTGGAAGAATGCCGAGACGAACACAATCGGAAATTGCAGTTCAGGGGTCATGCCGCTTCCCCTTTCGCTGATTCAAGATCTTTGACACATGCGGCCTTGGCACTGTCCAGATCGGTGCCTACGGTCAAAAGCTTCGAGGCTGGAGACGGAGTGCGTGCGATATAGGCAAAACCCTCCTCCAGCGAATACTTGCTGATCAGATAGCCCTCATCGGACGAAATGCAGCGCTTGCTTTCGCCTACTGGTTTCCAGTTCATGGCCGAATCCCCCGCCGAGCCTTGTCCTTAATCCACAGCCGGCGGCAGCATTCGAGCAGCCCTCCACCGAGTAACAACATGAAGCAGAAGTAGAGGTGAAGGATCATGCTGCTCTCCTGAGTTCACGGGTCTTGGCGCGGTATTCGGCGGTGATGGCCTTGAGGTCTTCGATGGTGTAGCGCTTGGGTTCGTGGGGGCCTTCAAGCCATTCCACTTTCTCGGCGCCGATCCGCTTCACCAGCTCGATGCGGTAGTTCACGATGTCGCCGGACTTGTGCGTATTGCATGGCGAACACTGGCGATGGCAATTGAGCGGCTCGAATCTCAGCGCGGGGTTGCTGCCGACGGTGCGGTAGTGCCCGGCGTCATACTTGCCCTCGTGGTGCCGACCGCAACTGATGCACGGCAGCTTGGCGTCACGCTCGCGCACCCAGGCGTTGAAAGCGGTCTGCGCCTCACGCATGTACTGCCCTTTCGGCTTAACGCGCTCCTTGTCCGCTCTAAGCTCCTTTCGGCCAACATCGGCAAGAGCCTTGCGCGCCTTGTCAGCGTTCACGTCCTTGGTTGCTAGCGCGCAGGCAGGGCTGCAGACCTTCTGACCGAGGCGTTGAGGGTCGAATGAGGCCCCGCACTCTGGGTTGGTGCAGGTCTTGGCTTTGCGGGGCTTGGTCGAGATCACCATTTCAGCCCCTTGATCGATCCGAAATCGAAATCAGGAAGTAAGCAGGTATCCAATATGTAGTCGGCCATAATCTGTACATCGGCTTGCGTGCATGCCCCAGGGCCTGATTGCCACAGGCTCAGTGGATCTGTGCTGTACATCGCCCCCCGGCATGCAACGCCGTAGCGGCAATACATCCCGTCAGCTACAACGCCAACGCGGGCTTTCCCCTTGTCGAAGTAGACGATGTGGTGCTTTCCGTTTTCCGAACGGATCAACTTCGCTGCCTTGCGATTGCTGCGTTTGATCCATTTCTGAATATCGTCGTTGTAGGAGCTCACTCAACCACCTCCCGCGACTTTTGCTGCTCTGGCTGGAAATTGCCTTTCAACGGCATCAACTCCCTTTCGGCATATAAGCGCTCGTCGGCGGCGTTCGTATGGATGACAAACCAGCCATCCTCCTTTGCCACTGAAGGCTTGTCGTCCCATGTAAGGCAGTCCTCGCCCTTCTTGATCGCGGAATCGAGCGTCACAACGCTGTAGGCTGGAATTTCCGGGTCGTCGACGATGGTCAGGGCAAGATCGCCCGGCTTGAACTGGCTCATGCTGCCGCCTCCCAAGTCTCTGGCATCTGCCCTTTTGGCTCGCTCCAGGTGACGCCCTTCTCGGCGCCGAAGACGTACATGCACTCGATGACGTCGCCCAGCTCGGACACTGTCATGCGTCGGGTGCTTTCCCCCAGCATGACCACACCGCCATTGATGCCTTGGGCCATACGGATCTCTTGGCGAGCTGCAGCGGTCATTAGGGCCTTCCAGTCTTCACTGTCGAGCTTCTGCATGACGCCATTGACCGGCCATTCAACCTGGCGGGAGATGTCGCCCAGCATTGCCCAGAGCTTGGCGTTCTGCTCCAGGGTGCGACGGGACTTCACCGGGCGGACGATGATCTCTACTGCGCTGGAGACGGACAGCTCAGCGGCGAACTGGAAGGCCAGCTTGAACACATCGCGGATTCGACTGGCGCCGGCAGACCAGAAGTGGCGAGGCTTGATGATTACGTTGCTCATGCGCAAGCCTCCTTGAACAGGTTGAGCTGCGGTACCGGTGCATCGCGAAGGTTTACGGCATCAGTGATGCGCTTGGTGGCGATGTCGAGATAGCCAAGTAGCCGACCCTGATCGTCAACATCACGCTCGATGCCGATGAACTGGCGCCCGAGCTGTATACAGGCCACGCCTGTGGTACCGCTACCCATGGTGTTATCCAACACAACTTGCCCAGGATTGGTGTAGGTGCTGATCAGGAACGCCATCCACGCGACTGGCTTCTGCGTCGGGTGGAAGCTGCCGGTCTGCTTGTCGCTCGAGAAGAACTGCACCGAGCGCGGGTACCGCTCCGTCGAGTCGTATTCGGTCAGCGCAAGGGCCTTGCCGTAGCACTCAGAATTGACCGTCTTGCGCTTTGCCGTCTTGCGCTCGTGACCACTCGACATCTGCGGGTTGTAAATAGGCTGCTGGCGATAGAAGACCTGAGCGCTTTCGTGCGCACGGAGTGGCTGCTTCTTGGCGTTGAGGAAGCCGGTGGCGTTCCCTTTCTCCCAGATCCATTCGTACCGGTAGTGCTTCGGATTGCTGGCGACGACCATCGAGGCGAACGGCTGGGCCGCGCACAGCACGATTGCCGCTTCTGGTTTCGCGATGCGAAGGTACTGCTCCCAAAGCGGTTCGAACGGGATGATGACGTCCCATGCGCATTGCGTTGAGCCATAAGGCAGGTCAGCAAGGATCATGTCGGCGCTGGCGTCAGGCAGTGAGCGCATGACCTCTAGGCAATCCCCTTGCAGCAGAGTGAATTCGCTCATAACCGTCTCACCCCCTTCGCCTTCAGCTCCACCAAAGCCCCACAAGGCGCGCAAAGCTTCACGCCCTTCACAGCAGCGCGTCGTTCCTCAGGAATGTCTTCACCGCACTCCTCACACTCTTTGGCGCTGATGCCGGTGTAAATGGTGCGCGATGCAATGCGATGGGCAATGTCGGCCTCTATGCGCTCTTGCGCGATGTCGATGTCATCGGCCATCAGAATTTCTCCTTGTTGGCATAGCGGCTGGAGAGAGGCGTCACTTTGGCGGCGGTCTCTACTGGTTCGGCTTTCCAACCGGCGGCGAGGTTTTCAAAGCGGTTGTACTGGCCGAGGAATGCGGCGCGAACAGTGCCGGTCTCGACGTCGCGGCCCTTGCCGATGATGATTTCGGCGACGCCTTTGTATTCGCTGTTCTCGTGGTAAACCTCGTCGCGGTACACGAAGAGGATTACGTCGGCGTCCTGCTCAATGGCGCCGGACTCGCGCAGGTCAGACGGGATAGGGCGCTTGTTCGGGCGCTCCTCGCACTTGCGGGAGAGTTGGCTGAGCAGCACGACAGGGATGCCAAGCTCGCGAGCCAGAAGCTTGCAGCCCCGACTTATGCCGCTGATTTCTTCGGTACGGTTACCGCCCTCGCCTTCCATGAGTTGGAGGTAATCGACCATGAGGATGTCGAGGCCATAACGCATCTTGTGGCGACGGGCGAGCGAGCGGATACGGCCAACAGTTGCGCCGGCACGGTCAGCAATGAACAGTTTTGACTTGTGGATCTTCGACGAGGCGACTGAGAGCTGATGGCTGTGGGTCTCGCAGGCTGTGCCGTTCTTGATCAGGCTTAGCGGAATTTTCCCTTCTGAGGCCACGGCGCGGTCGATCAACTGGCCTTTGCTCATCTCCAGGCTGACGACAAGGCCGGATTTCGATTGGCGAACAGCTGCATCGATCACAAAGCCCATGGCCAACGTGGTCTTGCCCATAGCTGGGCGGCCGGCAACGATGATCAGTTGCTCTGGTTGAAGTCCACCCAGCACCTTGTCGAGGTCATCCAGACCAGTAGACAGCCCGATCAGCGTTTCGCCTTTCTGGTAGCGGTCATACCGATCCTGCCAAACTTCAACTTGATCACCGAGGATGTCAGACGCCCGCACCACATCATCCGAGCCAGCGCCGCTATCGATCGCCATCGCGGCAGCTTGGATTGCGGAGATTTTCGACTGGGTATCCTGCTCGCTCTGCGCAATGTCCATCGCATTGCTGCCCAGATCGTACAGAGCGCGGTCTATGGCGCGCTCACGGACAATTGAGGCGTAGGTTGATGCGTTGGCCACGCTTGGGGTGTTCTTGACGATCTCAGCGCAATAGGCGAAGGCAGGCGCCCCGCTATCCAGATCGCCGATGTGGTTCCCGACGGTCAGGAAGTCAACAAACTGCCCAGCCGCGCGAACCGCCATGATCCCCCGGTACACATTGGCGTTTTCTGGGAAGTAGAACGACTCAGCGGATAGGTCATCACTCAGGGTGTCGATCAACTCAGGGCGCATCATCATCGCGCCCAGCAGGCCGTGTTCGGCCTCGATGCTGTATGGATCACGCATTGTAATTGCCCTCCACAACCTTCACGAAGTTGCTCGGGGCAATCAGCCAGTCGAAATGCGCGCGGAATGGTTTGCCGCCATTGCGGCCTGGGACACGGCCCATCAGGAAATCGGAAGTTTTCACTTGGAAGAAGTAGTCAGCCCAGAAGCCAAGATCACGATGCACCGAGCTTTCACGCCAACGAGCTTGCATCGAGCGCTTGCGTCCGTCGGTCAAGATGGTGACCGATGGCAGCTCAGGGAGTGCTTGGTGGTACAGGTTGACAATGGCCTGATACGGGCACGCTTCAACTGCCGGTGTTTGCCGGGAAACTTTTTCAGCTTGCTCAGGTTGACGCTCGGCGTCGATGACTACTCCGTTAGGAGTAGTATTTGTGTTTCTTTCTTTATTGTGTGGTAAGAATGCCACACTGGACGTGGTGGAAACGCCACACTGTGGCACTTCTTTTGGCTTGCTCTGATGGGTGTTTTTCCTGTCGATTGCCCACTCATTGATCGGTGCAAAACCGATTGGGCTACGGCTTCCTCCAGTGCGATATACGACGCGCTGGCGGATAAGCTCACAGATGGCCCGCGATACGTCTTCGCGATGAATGCCGGACATCTGGGCAATGTAGGAGGCGGCAATGCGCGCACTCTCAAGGTTGTATCCGGCAGTCTGACGATGAATCGCCAGCGCGACACGCAACTCGCGGCCAGACAGGTCAGCCCCGATCAGGGCCTCATACAGCTCGTTGTCCATCCGGGTAAAGCCCCCGGCCGATTTCAGTTGGATGACGTTGCTCATGCCGATTCCCCTTCGTGCGACAGGGAAGCCTTCAGATGCTGGAGACATTCGCGGCGGAACTTGGTCTTGGAGTCGTTGGTGTATTGGAAGCGGATCATGCGGGCGGCATACATGGCGGCGTGCTGGTGAAAGCTAACGGCGTGCGATGTAAATACCGGGGGGTTGACGCTGGTATCGAGATTGGTCATTATTCGCTCCAGAACGTTGTGCAATGCGTTGTGTTAAAGACCCGCCCGGCCAGGCGGGTTTTTTGTGTCTGCGATTTAGGTGTCTTCACTTTTCAGGCCCTCATCAGGCTTTGCTTTCGCTGGTGAATACGGTTTGCGAAATGGCTGAATCGTCCCTGGCATCGTCTTCGGTCTTGTTCTTGCGACGATGTGCTTCTCAATCATTTCCTTGGCCAGTTGCTCTGGCGTAATCCCGAGTGTTTTGGCCTCTTGCCTCAGCAGCTCGATATCCTCTTCATCCGCGATCTGTCGAAGTGACAGGTCGTCGTGGTTCTCAGGCATAAAGCCTCCATAAGGGCCTTCAGGCCACGTCTTGGGTGCGGGTAAGCTCGTCCCTCATCTGCTGAATCGCAGCCTTCAGGATTTCCCGCGCCAATACGGCCTTCTGCGTCCCGTGGATCTTCGCCAGCGAGCGCAGGTACTCGTCGTACTCGTCACTCAGGCGAACCTTTGTTTCGTTGTGGTTCAGGTGTTTAGGGTCTTCGTACATAGGGGTAATACTCCTTGCTTCGAAATGGTTAAGCGGCTGTTGATTGGCTGGTGGATGAACAAAGCTCTCGTGCAGTGATCACGCCTCCGGTCAGCTCTTCGGCGAGAAACGCCTTTGCCGCGCTCATGCGAGTCAAACCAGTGGCCCAGTACGAAACCGAGGCTTGGGATACACCGAGCGCTGCTGCTGTTTTGGTTTGGCTGCCGAAGTAGTCGACAAGTCGTTCAATGGGGGTCATTCGAGAGCCCTCCTGATAAGCCTGCTTATATCCTAGGGATGCGGAGGCTTATTTGCAAGAAGATAAGAGGGCTTATAACGTTGTGAAGATGAATACTCTTGCCAACCGCATCAAAATGGCTCGCCAAACCGCCCGCCTGACGCAGAAGAAGCTCGCGGAGCTTGTCGGTGTTGAGCAGCCGGTCATCTCCCAGCTCGAAACCGGGAAGAACTTACAAAGCGCCCATATCGCGAAGATCGCCCATGCATGCTCTGTCAGTGCCATCTGGCTTTCTGATGGCATTGGGGAGATGAAAGGACGACTGAAGCACATCGAGGCTAATGCCGAACTTCTGGGCGATATTGATGCATGGGAAGACGGCGAATCCCTGGGTGACGACGAGTATGAAATACCGTACTTTGCTGAGGTCGAGTTCGCGGGTGGACAAGGTATGTCTGAAGTCGTTGAAATTGCAGATAGAAAACTCAGATTCAGCGGGGCTACATTAAAAGCTGCGGGCGTCGACGCAAAAAGCGCCGCATGCGCTCGGATAAAAGGTCGCAGCATGGAGCGCCTTATTCTTGATGGTGCTGCTATCGGCTTCGACCTCGACGATACCTCGATTATTGATGGCGAAATCTATGCCTTCAACCAGCTTGGAATGCTTCGTGTGAAATACCTGCATCGCCTTCCTGGTGGAGCTGTACGTATCCGCAGCGAGAATTCTGAAGATTTCCCAGACGAGATAATGACTGCCGAGCAATTCGCAGAGGACGTCAGAATGCTTGGCCGAGTCTTCTGGTGGTCAACTGTAAGGCGTTCGCCGCGCAGGAAATAAAGCTTCCCCTTCTATAGATCCCGCCAACTGCGGGATTTTTTTCGTCCCCTCAAAAAAATATAAGCAATCTTATTGACCGAACAGATAAGCAGGCTTATATTCACTCCAAGCCGAACGAAACACCGGCCAGGGCCTGACAAGACCCGCCGCAACAAGGCAGCGATGAACCGGCCTCAACGGTTCAGAGGGTTGGCAACTGACCCGGGTGTGCAGCGTAAAGCACCGAAAGCAGTTTTCTGGCGGACAGGGTCGCGGCTGGAAAAACAATTTGAGAATCAAGCCTGTGACTGCGCCAGTAGCGAGTGGCCGGCTAAATACAGATGGCATCTGGCTGTTTCCGGACCGCCATCTGGCTTTACAAATGCCTCTCAAACCCTGGGGGGCATTCGAAAGCCAAAACAACCCGACAGGAAATCAACATGAACACAGCACAGAGTATTCAGCCACCTGCCATTGGTGAGGTTTGGCCAGGCCAAGGCGGAATTTACGCAGGCGTAATGCCTGCACGCGGCACAGAGTCGAGTTACCACCTGATCCTTGGTGATGAGTTGGGCAGTTTCGAGTGGGGTCCGTACGGCGACCTATCGCCAGCCAGCAGCCTGATCGATGGGATGGCCAACACCGCCGCATTGGTTGATTCCGATGGTGAATACCCAGCAGCAGTTGCCGCCTACGAGCACAAGGCAGAAGGTCATGCCGACTTCTACCTTCCCGCCGCTGCCGAGCTTTACGAGATATGGCTGAACCTCAACGGTAGGCTGGCTGGCTGGGTTTGGTCGAGTTCGCAGTTCTCCGCCACCAACGCCTACCTCATGGACTTTGGAGATGGCTGGCTCGTCAACGCCGGCAAGGTCCTCGAGCGCGTCGCGCGCCCGGTCCGCAGATTGCCTATTCAGTAATTCATTTATTGCTTTTGATCTTCGTCGCGCGTCCGCCTGACGTAAATCGGCCCGATATCTCTCTAGGAAAACTCGTTTAGAGAGGGTGCATCGGAGTGTGATCTGAACCGCCAGCAGACATTAAGGCGCTGGAAGCTAGCCGAAAAGCGAGGGTTCGCAACCTCGGGAGGAACGCGAGACCACGACCAGGCAGTGAGAAATCACCGGAGCGTGGCTTGAGGGGGCGCACTCAGAGGCGCAAAGCGGGGCTTGCCTTCCGCGCAGATCACACCCCCATGCAGGTACAGCTGCAAGCGCCCGATTGGACGGCGCACGAACCTGTACGGCCACGCGGAGGATTTGTAGCCATGTAACAGACAGCCAAGCCCTCCAGCAGGAGGCAAATATCCACTGACGTAGGGAGGCCTACTTCAGGAATAAAGCCCGGTCAGTGATCGGGCTTTTTATTTTGCGGCTGGAGGTGAGTGATGACCGACTACAGCAAACTGAAGCGCATAGCGAATGCTGCTGAGGACACCTATGTGGATCTTTGCCTGCACGGCGGAGATGAGTGCGCGGAGGCATGGCATCAGGCTGAAACAGCGTTCAGCGACGCCGCCAGCCCAGCCGCAGTGCTGGCACTGATCGCCGAAAACGAAGAACTCCGACAAGAGTTTGATCGTTATGGGTGGCTACAAAAAACAACGCCTTACCGCTTCAAGAAGATACAGGATGCATCAGTCACGGACGGTGGCGATTGCCTCTATTTCCATAATGACCGGTTTAACGATCTGGTCGACGCAGCTATGAGCGCGGAGTCGAAGTCATGAAGCGCACAACCCCACCCCTGCCCCGCAAGCCCCGCCCCGACGTCCACGACTGCGCCAAGGGTCGGATGCACGACCCGGTTGCAAAGCGTGTCGTTGTCACTATGCCTGGCGGGTATATCGCATGAGAAACAAGCATCCCGGCACCTGCTACCGCTGCAATCAGCGTGTAGAGGTCGGCCAAGGCCACTTTGAGCGGTATTCAGGCGGCTGGCGAACTCAACACGCCGACTGCGCCGTCAAGGCCAAGCAAGAAAAGCGCACACCTGAATAACCCCGCCACTACTGGAGGCGATCATGAACGCAAGATTCAACGCAATGCTCGAAGGCGCCCAGCGCGACTACGACAATCGCCTCGCGCCTCCAGTCAGTGAGACGCCGGAAGAGTTGGCGCGGGCTGAGTGGCTGTATGACGCGGCTGAGCGGTTGATCCGCGGCTGCGACGTCATGTTTCAGCGCCGTATGAACCCGCAGCAAGGCGTGCGCTTCCGCGACTTCGCACTGGCGGTTGATGAACATGTGAACGGCCGTCTCGCCGACTTGCAAGTTTCAACTCCATCGCTCGGCTACATGCTGATCGAAACCAAGCGCGGATGCGCCGACAAGGTGTCTGCTGATGAGCTGCTCGGCAACAGCGACCACTCGCTCGGCATGCTCGGCGAAATCGCTGAGAAGCTGCTACAGCCACTCGCAGACCATGCGCTGATTGCTCAGTCAGAGGACGGTGAATTGTGAACAACCACGCCATCGCCATTCAGGCTATCGAGTCGGCCATCCGAACGATGCTACTTCCAGGGCAAGGCGAAATCGCCGAAGCCAAGGCCGAGACGATGATCGTCAGTTATTTCTCGGTTCACGTCATCAACTCAGACGAATTCAAACACTACTGCGAGCGCGTCCGGCGGATTGCTGTGCGTAATCGCGAGGGTAATCGCCATGAACAGCATGACTCTTGCTTTCACGCATAAATCTTGGCTCGGCGCACTGTCACTTGCCTACGACGCCGGCATTGAAAACGTTCACGCATGGTCGCGACGGGCTTGCCTGTGCGGTGAGTGGACTGTGGCGTACGAGGTGAAGACATGAAAATCCACGCCACCCGCCACTACACATTCAAAGAACTGCTCAACCGGATCGACCTCGAATACTGGCGTGTCGTTGAGCATGACGAGATGAACTACACCTTCATCCCGATCAAATATTGGGGAGGCAGATCATGAAACCACTCTTCTGGCTCCTATCCTTCGGCATTCTGGTCTACATGCTGCAGTACGGACTGTTCAAGGAGAACGGCGAGCCTCGCAGCCTTCCTGTTATGGCGGTGACGAAATGAGCGACCATGCAGCCCAACAAATCTGCCATGCCCCGGATAAGGCCGACGCAAGTACCGGGATGTGGCTACAGACATGGACAGAGCGCGTCGGAGGTGTATCCATACAAAGCCATTCAACGCTTGGGATTATCTGGCGGAAAATCATCGCGAGATGTCGAGACGACAGACCGAGAACCAATAAAACCAAGTCGTACGAGCCTGTTTTTATTGAGTTTACCGACTTTCAGGATTTTGCAGGCTGGGCAGTAGTTCAGCCTGGATATGGCTTGTTTGATGAGAAAGGTATCCGGTGGAGTATTGATAAAGACATCTTGTCTGGCAGTAGTAAGAGGTACGGCCGCGATACGTGCTGCTTTATTCCCAGGAGCCTAAACAGCGCAGTTTATTCACGGACGAAGGTTGATGGCCTGCCAATTGGCGTAAGTAGAAATTCGCGCAATAGCACGCTCAGAGCCCAGTGTTTTGTAAATGGAGAAGAATTCTATATAGGCACCTTCTCAGATCCTTTTGAAGCCCATAGGGCATGGCAACTCGTTAAATGCAAAGAGGTTGCTCGTCTCGCCGAATGGTTTGATGGGATGGTCGGTGCCGACCAGCGAGCGGTTCTGGCCTTGCGTCAAGCTGCCGACCGCATCGCCTATGAAGCTGAGCGCGGAATTGAGACGAAAGCCGTGCTGTACGGGGTCGGGCGTGACAAATAAACAGCGCGCACGTCGCCTACTCCTCTGGCGCGGCAGCTTCCCTGTACTCGCCATCTTTACGCTCTTCATGCTTGCCAGCGCACTGGCTGACCGCATCACCTCGTAATTCATCCCCTCGCCGGGAGGGCCTTCACTGGATAACCCGGACGCGCAAGGCGGTAAGAGCGCGATGATCATCACCGCCAATCAGGGCGCCTAGGATCAGGTATCTCGTCTTCAGGCCTACGCCAATAGGTTTGCGGATTGCGCCAGACCGGGTGTGACCTGATACCCACATTCAATAACTCGAACTCACACGCCGCCTGCATGGCGGGGAGAGCCGTCATGTCTGTGAACAACCTGCGAATTTGGGAGCGCGTCGATAAAACTGACACGCGCTTCACCAAGAAGGCCGAGGTAAACGGCCAGAAGATAACAAGCCTCAGCGGCACAGCAATGATCATGAAGGCGACCGAAGTTTTCGGCCCCGCCGGCATTGGCTTTGGCTGGACAGTTCTTGAGGAGCGGTTTGATCAGGGAATGGAGATCTTCTCCGGCGAAGGCGAAAAGCGCGTAAGCCTTGGATTCACCCAAAACCACACCGTCCGCATTTTGTTCTGGTTCGTTCTGGATGGGCAGCGCGGAGAGCTTGAATCCTACGGCTGCACGAACGCGGTATACAAATCGAAATATGGACTAAGCACCGACGGAGAGGCGCCTAAAAAATCGCTTACAGACGCGATCAAGAAGGCACTCAGCACGCTTGGATTCAGTGCCGACGTATTCCTCGGCCTCCACGATGACGCGAACTATCTGGAACAGCTCAACGAAGAGCTGGCGATTGAGCAGGCAGAAGATCGGATCGCAGAAGAAGAGCGCCAAAAGCAAGAGCGGCTGGACTACATCAAGTCGGTCGTTGAATCAATGGCGAACGCTAAGACCAAGAACGAACTCAAGGGCATTCATGACGTTGCTGTTCGCAAGCTAAACGCCCGCCAAGACACCAAGGCCGTGACCCGGATCGTGCGCGAGTACGACGAGCAGAAAGCCCGTTTTGAGGAGAAGGCAGCATGACCACTTTATACGCGATCACCGAGCAGTTCAAAGAGCTTGCGGCGCTCGCCGAGACCGCCGATGAAGATCTGGCCGTCGCCCTGCGCGACACCATGGAAGGTATAGAAGGCGAGTTCCAGGAGAAGGGCAAGGCCATTGCAATGGTCGCGCTGAACATCGACGGCGACCTCGAAGCGATCCAATCGCAGATTGATCGCCTCACGGAGCGCAAGCGGATCATCGCCAACCGCAAGGAAAGTCTGAAGGAATACCTGCGCACAAACATGGAAGCGTCCGGGATCACAAAGATCACGCACCCGCTTTTCACCATCACCTGCGGCAAGGGCAAGCCAATTGTTGTGATCGATGACGAGAAGTCGCTGCCTGACGATTTTGTAAGCGTGAAGGTAACCAGCGCTCCGGACAAGGTCGCAATCGCCAAGGCCATCAAGGACGGCGCCGACGTGCCGGGCGCCCACATCGAAACAGGAAAAAGCTCAATCAGCATCAAGTGAGGACGCCATGAACGCCTACATCAGCAGCGACATCAACATGGTCAAGGAGCTAGATCCGAAACGTCATGAGCTGGCCCTGCTACAGGCGGACTGGCTTGAAAAAGGAGGGACTATTAAGGTTCTGTCCGGGCCGAGCTTCAAACCGGCGCCTGAACGACATGAGCCGCCACCGAAACCAGTTGTCCCCGCAAAGATCGAGCCGCCAAAACCGCCAAAGCCACTGACGGCAGCCGCCGCCCGGCAGAAGACCAATCGCCAGATAGAACGAGACGAACGCACCGCTGAGCGCTTGAAGGAACGCAACAAGCTGACAGAGCAGGCACGCGAACTCGCGCTGACCATGAACTACACGCAGGCGATGAGGGCCACAGGCAAATCAAGAAAGCTGCTCATGACTATCGCCAAAGAAGGCGGATTTAGCTTTCAGGTTGCCACGTATATTGACCACCAAAATCTAAGGCCGCACGAAGTAGACGAAGCCAAGGACGCCAAGGACGCAGAGCGCATCAAGGCATTCAAAGAACTTGGCCTGACACGCAACCAGGCACGAGAAAAGGCAGGCATCACTTTCCCAGCATTCATTCGCATCCTCGAAAAGTTCCAAATCGACTATCCCAAGGCAAAACGCGGCGGCCCTCGCCCAGCTTTCTTCCAGAAAGTACCGAAGCAATAACCCAACCTTTCATGCTGCATCCGGTTTCGGAGGGCGGCGCATACCCGGAGAAAACCATGACTCAACATGCACAGCAATCCGTATCCGCCGCCGACCTGCCAGAACGCGGTCAACCTCTCGCAGGCGGCACCTTCGTCACTCGCTACTGGTTGAACGGCGAAGAGCGCGCACTCGTCCTGCTCGACAACGAGCTGATTGGCACCTGGGGCAAGTACGGCGATGACGTTGCCGGCGCCCAAAGCCTTAGCGACGGCGCCGCCAACACTCGCGCCATGGCTGAAGCCGGCAGCGATATCGCGGTGAAAGCGCTGCAGCTGGATGCGCACATCCCGTCCTACCTCGAAGGCGCTCTGCTGATGGCAGCGAAGGCCGAAGGCCTGGTCACCCTGCGCGAGGATCGTTGGCACTGGCTGAGTTCGCAGTTCTCCGCCAACCTCGCCTACGGCATGGGCTTTGAAGGTGGCTGGCTCGACTTCTACGTCAAGCTCTTCGAGCGCGTCGCGCGCCCGGTCCGCAGCCTTCCTATTCAGTAATTCATTCCTTCATTGCTTTTATGCAGGCGATTCCCGGGAGCGTCAGGACGACGCTCAGACCAGAAGCTTGCCGGGTAGCGCCGGCGGCCTGCGCCCAATTCGCTCACAGGAGCATCCCATGCAACTGATTAACGTAAGTGATGGAACCACCACGCTCTCCACGCCGAACCCGGAGTTGGCTCTGCAAGTTCTCTCCGGGATGGTCGCCGCGGCAAAGCCAGTCGCAAGTCTGATCGGCGTCCCAGCCGTTGGCGAGGTTTGGCCGGGCGAAGGTGGCGTTAACGGTGGCCTGTTCCCGGGCGACGGCAAGCCCTACTACCTGATCGTCCCAACCGGCGCCGATGCTGAGGGAGAGTTCGAATGGGGTGGTTACGGCAACGAACTCAACGGTGCGAAGAGTGCTTGGGATGGCCGAGCAAACACGGACGATCTGATCGGTGCAGATGACTCCTACCCCGCAGCACAGTTCTGTGCCGCCTTCGAGCGCGAGGGTCACAAGGACTTTCATCTGATGTCCCGTCGCGAGGCTTCGTTTCTGGAGATCACGCTGGGCGACAAGAATGTCTTCAGCAAGCGCTACCACTGGACCAGCTCGCAGTTCTCCGCCTACGGCGCCTACATCATGGTCTTTGGAGCTGGCTGGCTCTACGACTTCGGCAAGAGCCTCGAGCGCGTCGCGCGCCCGGTCCGCAGACGATTTATTTGATCCTTCAATCCTTCATTCATGGGCGCGATAGCGCCCTCGCTTTTCAAGGAGGCCAGGATGGCCCTTCACATGGATCTGGAGATCCACAAGGTTGCAGAAGAACTGCTTGGCATGTCGCTCGACCTGGTGCGCAACATCCCTCGCGACCTTAAACAGGTCGTAGGAGCGAAGATTCGAGACGAGTGTCTGCAGGTTCTGGTGCTGATTGGTCGGGCCAACATGTCGCGAGACAAGCTGCCCCACCTGAACCTCCTACTGGAAAGCATTTGGATGCTGAATTACTTGCTGCGAGCGCTTACCAATAAAGCGCTGATCAGCAAAGGGCAGCACGCCAAAGCAATGAAGTTAACGGCATCTGTAGGTCGACAGGCAAATGCCTGGAAGAAGTCCGCAACCGCGCCCGCTGCGTGAGGGCCAAGGCTCTCGCGTCTGTGCGCAAAATCTGGTCGAGCCGCTGGCCTATGGGTCACCGCCATGCACACAAAAGATACCGCCGGTCTAAAGCGTCCGCGTAGGTCTTGTGCAGTTTCCTTGCTGATCGGTTCCGCCTTCGGCAAGGCGATGTAGATAGCTTGATAGGTCGCAGTTCTCCGCCAACAACGCCTACAACATGGACTTTGAAGATGGCTGGCTCAACAACAACGACAAGAACAACGAGCGCGTCGCGCGCCCGGTCCGCAGATTTAAGTGTTGCACCCTTTCAGTTCGAGGATCTCGTCCAAGCGTATTACGACTGTCGCCGGAACAAGCGGAACACCGCGAGCGCCCGGCACTTCGAGAAGGATATGGAGATCAACTTGCTGGAGCTCCACGACGACCTGATCGCCGGCACCTACCGGCCAGGCCGCTCCATCTGCTTCGTGGTCACCCGACCGAAAGCCCGCGAGGTTTGGGCAGCAGCGTTCCGGGACCGCGTCGTCCACCACCTTATGTACAACCATGTGGCACCGCGCTTCTACGCCAGCTTCATAGCGGACAGTTGTGCGTGCATCCCAGGGCGCGGCACGTTGTACGCCGCGAAACGCCTTGAATCGAAGATCCGCAGCGCCAGCCAAAACTGGGCGAAGCCGATCTTCTACCTCAAGTGCGATCTCGCCAACTTCTTCGTCGCGATCGATAAGCAGGTGCTGCGCCAGCAGCTGGCCAAGAAGATCACCGAGCCTTGGTGGCTGTCGCTGGCCGAAACGATCCTGATGCACGACCCGCGCGAAGACTACGTGCTGCGCAGCCCGCCGCATCTGTTCAATCGAGTGCCGCAGCACAAGCGCCTGACTGCGCAGCCAGCGCACCTCGGCTTGCCGATCGGCAACCTCTCTTCTCAGTTCTTCGCGAACGTGTACCTCGATGCGCTCGACCAGTTCGCAAAGCATCAGCTCGGCGCAAAGCACTACATCAGATACGTCGACGATTTCGTGTTTCTTCATGAATCGCCGCAGCAGTTGAATCAGTGGCGCGAGCAGGTCGAAGCGTTCCTGCCAAGGCTCGGCGCCAAGCTGAATCCCACGAAAACCATTCTGCAACCGATAGACCGGGGCGTGGACTTCGTGGGGCACGTCATCAAGCCATGGCGTCGATCAACGCGCAAGCGATCGCTGGCCCAGGCACTGAAGCGAGCAGCGACTGCTCCAGAGGAAGAACTGCGCGAAACCGCCAACAGCTACTTCGGCCTGCTCAGCCAGGCAAGTCATAGCGAGAAAGACCGGGCAAAGCTGGCCAATGTTGTCCTCAAGCGCGGCAACTGCGTCAACGGAGCGCTAACGAAGACATACCCGAAGAAATAACCCTACCCATCTGTCGCATCCGGTAACGGAGGGCGGCGCCTGAACGGATAACCTCTATGACCGCATTCAAAAAGCACGCAGACAGACTTCAGCCATTGAGCATGGGCCTGCCTTTCCAGAAGGAGCTGGTGGTTGATCTGTTCGCCGGCGGGGGCGGAGCTAGTACCGGCATCGCCCGGGCTTACCGAGAACCGGACGTGGCCGTAAACCATAATCAGATCGCCCTGGCTGTGCACCGAGCCAATCATCCGGAGACAGCCCATTACGTGGCCGACGTGTTCGAGGTTGATCCAGTGCTGGCAACTGGCGGCCAGCCTGTCGGGATTCTCTGGGCCTCGCCGGATTGCCGCCACCACAGCAAGGCAAAGGGTGGCGCGCCGCGCGATCGCAAAGTTCGCGGGCTGGCGTGGGTGGTTGTTCGATGGGCCTACGCGACTCGCCCTCGCCTCCTCTTTTTGGAAAATGTTGAGGAATTCTGCGATTGGGGCCCTATTGATGAAGAAGGGCAGCCAATCAAGGCTGAGAAGGGGCGAACCTTCCGGTCATTCATCGCGGCGCTCAGCACTGGGCTTCCTGCCGATCATCCAGACATGCAGGAGATTATCGAATCCATCGGTGATTTCGTGCCGGTTGCGGACCTGGTGCGAGGTCTTGGTTACAACGTGGAGTGGCGCGAACGGATTGCCGCAAACGCCGGCGCCCCGACAATCCGCAAGCGCCTTTACCTGGTCGCACGCAGCGACGGGCAGCCGATCGTTTGGCCGGAAGCGGTTCGGCACAAGAAGCCTATCGGAAAGCAGCTTCCATGGCGCAGCGCGGCGGAATGCATCGACTGGAGCAATCTCGGCCGCACGATCTTTCGTGAAAAAGAGATGGCGAAGAACACAATGCGCCGAGTGGCCAAGGGCTGCTGGCGACATGTGCTTACCAGCACGAAGCCGTTCATTGTCCCAATGCGCGGCACCTCGGAATCACACACCAGTACCCACGGCGTGGATGAAGTACTCTCTACCATCAGCGCCGGCGGCACGCACCACGCGTTAGTGCAGCCGGTAGTGGCACCGTTTCTCACCGAGTGCGCCAACGGCTCATCTCAACGCAACTTCGACGCGCAAGAACCAATGCGCACGCAGGTCGCCCAGGTCAAAGGCGGCCACTTCGCGATGGTTGCCGCACACATGACGGCCTTCGGGCAGAACGCCGTTGGCAGCTCGCCGGACGAGCCAACACAGACCGTACTGGCCGGTGCCGCGCGACACGGTGTCGTCGCTGCGTTCTTCGAACAGGCGAATGGCGGGTATTACAAAGGAGACGGCCGTTCGGCCTACGACCCGATCTCGACTATCTGCCAATCAGGCGCCAACCAGCGATTGGTCAACGCCTACCTGGTGAAGTACTACGGCAACGAGAAGGACGGCATTTCGCTCACCGAGCCGATGCATACCCTGCCGACGAAGGATCGGGTCGCGCTGGTCGAAGTGGTGCAGGTGCCTGACAAGCTGACGCCGGAGCAGATGAAAGGCGCCCGCCGTTGCGCAGCCTTCATGCACGAATACCTGCCGGAGCACTTCAAAGACCCCGCCGAAATGGTGATGGTTGGCGGCTACGTGCTGGTGGACATCACTCTGCGGATGCTGCAACCGCCAGAGCTGAAGAAGGCGCAAGGCTTTCCGGACAGCTACATCATCGACCGCGGCCTGTTCGTTGACCCGGAAACCTGCGCCGAGGAATGGCGCGGCATCAACAAGACGGACCAGGTGCGGCTTATCGGGAACAGCGTCTGTCCTGACGAGGCTGCCGCTCTAGTCGCTGCCAACGCCGCCGAGCTGATCGAGCTGTACCGAAAGCTCGCCGCGTAACCCCTCCAACACTACTTCACCCAATCCCGGGAGGCCCTATGCCATCCACAGGAAAGCTCGCTGCTGGCTACATGGAGCTCCACTTCTTCTGCTCCTACTGCCAACGGCCCCGCAGCACCGGAAACCACGACAAATGCAGCAAGGCCCGGCAGCAGGAACATGCTCGGAGGAATCATGAAAACGAAACTGTCTCGAGATGAGGTAGGGCAAATTTTCAGCCTGCATGCGCTCGGCAACAAGGCCTCCGTCATCGCAGAGACTATCGGAAGACCCTATGCGACGGTCGTGTACTACCTGAATGCGGCCGGGATCGTTCTCGGGAACAAGGGCAAGCCACGGCAATGTACTGAGCATTACCTATCCATGGCGCTGGATATGCGCGCTCACGGCTCTACTTGGTACGACGTGGAGCAGCACATCGGCTTCCACCGCTCAACGTTCCAGGCCCGGCTCAGGGCCGAGAGGGCTTCAACATGATTATCAAGTACGGACTGCTCTGCATCGTCACCTTTTGGCTGCCGTTTGGGTATTGGTGGTTGTCATGATCCCCCAAACCCTCTTCGCAATCCTCGGCCTAGCCATGACCGGCTGGCCGCAACTTATTCAAGGGTGCATGTCATGAGTGAAGTTAAAAAGTACAACGCATACGCGGAAGGCTTGACGGTTCATTTTGAGCTGGATTCGGAAGGTGCATGGGTGGCGGCTTCCGACTTCGACGCCGAACGCCTGCGCGCCGATACGGCTGAGGCTGAGCGGGAATCTATGAGAGCGGAAAGAAATGATGCGGAATTGAGGGCGGGCCGTCTTAAGGTCGACAACGAGAACTATGATCGATTGCTAACCAGAAAGAGCAACCAGTGCCACGCCGCCGAGCAGCGCATTGCGGAGCTTGAGAAAGATGCAGCGCGATACCAATGGCTGCGCGACAAGAGTGAATCAGTGCATCAGTTCTACCTCAGCACGCCGATCTGGTTTACCGGCGTGAAGTTCAAGAAAGAGAACGTCGACAGCACAATAGACGCCGCCCTCAACCCCAACCCCGAGGCAGAAAGTCATGAGTAGCAAATACCGAGAACTTGTAGCGCTCCTGAAAGAGACCGGAGTTATGCAGCTCGATCAGCCTTGGGCAAAGGAGATTCAAAAGCTGGTGAAGAAGCACAAGAAGGCGAAACCGATCTGCCAACAACCACAAGCCCATCCAGCACGCTGCGGATGCGAGGACTGACCATGACCAATAACCCAACGATTGACGGCGTGTCTCGGGAGTTCCTGCTGAACAAGTGTGCATGCGGCTCAACCGACATCAGTTTTTGCTACGAAAGCCCCCAAGGCCACTGGATTCTTTGTGATGAGTGCGGAGAAACATCACCTTTATTTGAGAATAGAGGGTCTGCGCTCGACCATTGGAACAATCGTGCGCCAGCGGTCGAGCGGCAAGAGCCTGTTGCGTATGCCAACCCGAAAGCGTTTGAAAACTTCGGAAGTCTTGCACATCTCGGCGGTCTATACGCGCATGAATGGATGTTTGCCAGCCCTGCGCCTGAACTGGTGCCGCTTTACGTAGAACCACCCGAAGTCGCCGCCCTGCAATCCACCATCGCCCAGCTCGAAGACAAGCTGAACAAGGCAATAAACCTGGACTTCCAGCGCCGCGAAACGATTGCGAGGTTGGAGGGGAAAGTGCAGGAGCTGGAGAGCTGGAGGGGCGAGCCGGTTTGCTACCAGGCTAGGCACAGCGCCGAAGAACCATGGTTCTTCACGGACAAGCCGGGTTATTGGGAATGGCGACCGCTGTTCACCGCCCCGCCAGCGCCGGTCTCGATGGTGCTGCCTGAGCGCAGAACACCAGAGCACTACCACGCACGAATCGGGAAGTGCGGCGCCGCTGATATGCTGGCTGAAGAGTGGAACGCCTGCCTCGACGCCGCCGCTGCACTGAATGGTGAGTGGAAATGATCGCCCTCACCTGGTTCTACTTCGTCTACATCCGCTGATTCATCCCTTCAGTTGTAAATCCCTCCCCCTTCAAAGTCAGCCGCTATAGCGGCAAGGACGAGCTCGCCCATGGAAACGATAAAACTGATTCATCCGGTGCCGGTTGTGCGCGATGAAAACGGCATGTTCTGGCACCCGGAACTGCCGCCATTTGATGAAGGTGATGGCGAGAAGTGCAAGAAGTGGCTAGCCGAGCAGCGCCTGTCCGTGAAGATGACCAGCATCGAGGATGCGCCGGACGAGATCTCGGAGCGCTACTTCGACTCCCATGATCCGGATTGCAGCTACTGGGATCCGGATAAACCGGAAGGCGACGGCTGGTTCTGCCTGTCAATCCACGACACCGACGATGGCCCTGTCTGCTGGTGGGCACGCCGCGAGGTGACGCCATGACCCAGGTAAAGGAACGGCCAATACTGTTCTCGGCGCCGATGGTGCGCGCCATTCTGGATGGACGGAAGACAGTCACGCGGCGGCCGGTGAAAGGCTTCGGGCTGAAATGGCTGGAGGACTTCGCTCCCCAGTACGTCGCAGATCCTGCGAACAGTCTCTGCCCGTTCGGAAATCCCGGTGACCGGCTGTACGTCCGCGAGACCTGGTCAGACGTCAACCTGCAGGGTGCCCCGGGCATCGCGTACCGGGCAGACGACGACATCCGCGACCTGATGGAAGATGAATCCTTCCTGGATGATCGCGGAGCATTCAACTACGACGACCCGCGCTCGAAGCCGTACCAGTTCGCATGCTGGTCAGAAGATCTTATCGCCGGCACCGAGGGCCGCTGGCGCCCAAGCATCCACATGCCGCGCTGGGCCTGCCGCATCCTGCTGGAGATCACCGACGTCCGCGTCGAGCGGTTGCAGGACATCAGCGAAGGCCAGGCAGTCGACGAAGGCCTGGTCTGGGAAGGCGTGAAGGACGGACAGACTTACTGGAACCATGCCGACCACAGATATCCACCAGGCTCCCACCAGCAGTTCAGCGTTTCTGGAACCGACGCAATTTCGGCATTTCGCAATCTTTGGAAATCCACCGACGGCGACTGGGACGCCAACCCCTGGGTCTGGGTCGTCGAGTTCAAGCGGGTGACGCCATGATCTTCGCCCCGCTCTACATGGCCTACCTCATCTACAAGGGGCCGTGGCGATGAGCCGCATGGAAGAAGCACTCATGAGGAAGCCTGGCTACACGCCATATTGCGGCGCCGACGCTTGCATGGTTTGGGCGAGAACACGATGGAATGGCGAACAATTCCAATGCCAATGCGGCTGGATCAGTTCGTACGCTCCCGAGCTCATTGCTCAATACAAGGCGCGCTGGCATCCCGAGCGCAAACCATGAGCCGCCTGGTCAGCGTCCGCACCGAGGATCTGGCCGGTCCGGCACTGGAGTGGGCAATCAACGCTATCGAGGGTGATCAGCAGCCCGGCACCGGTCAGATGGATCTCTTCGCACTGCCCGACGCCGAGCAACTGATCACGAAGTACGGCGTCTGGGTCGACGTTGGTCACCGGCATCCTTGGCTGGCCGACCTGACCAACGAACCGTTCAACCGCCAAGCCGGCGAAACCCGGACGATCGCCGTGTTCCGCGCCGTGGTTTTTGCCAAGCGCGGCGCAACGGTCAAAGTCCCCGCCGAACTCATCCAGCAGTAACCCCTCCCAAAACTCAACAGCCTGCCGGTGTACGGCGGGCGAGGAACTCGCATGCCTGAATTAACGTACGACCAGAAGTTGGTAGATTACGCGACGGCGCCGAAAGCATCGGCAGGCACCATCTGCCAGATCGAGAACGGCGACTTCGTCAAACACTGGTGCGGCAAGCTGCGCGGCAAATTCATCCAGGTCGGCCCCACCTGGAAAGCAGCCACCAAACAGCAAGCAATCGAAAAAGCTCGAGAGTTTCGCGAGCAGTGCCGGGCAGAAGCAAAAGCGAAAGGCTTACTGCCTGCATAACCCATCACCACCTTCTGCCGCCACGCGCGGCATGGAGCATCGTCATGTCTCGCATCGAAGAAAGAGAAGGCTGGAACCTCGCCGATCAACTGCTCAAGGACGGGCGCCAGGTAGACCCGATCTTCGGCGGCGTCGAGCGGGTCATCGCCAATATTGAAAAGACCGCCGCGCTCCGGCCTGAAGGGTATCGGGTGGGCATTCAGAAACGCATCGAGGTGGAACGCCATGGCAGCGTATGACATTCACGCTCAGAACTCCGACGGCACCCCGGGCAAGTTGCTCGACGTCATCGACCGTGTGCCAGAGCACCGCAAGGCCGGCCAGTTCGTCGAGTTCGACGGCGAGATGCACAAGGTCATGACGGGTATTCGCAATTTCATCATCGTCACTCAGGAGCGCTGGGCGCGGGTGGCTGCTGCATCGTGGAGAAAATCATGAGCGAGATCACTGGGGGCGTCATCGGCATGTCGTTTGAGATGGCAATGAGCAGCGAATTATCGCGCCGGCAGTTCCACTCCATTGCTCAAGCATTGCTGGCAGAACGCGATGGACTTGAAACCAAGGTCGCCCAGCAGGCGCAGATGATCGAGCACCTGCGCGGCGGCCCGACTCCACTATACACCGCCGTAGACATGGCCAATGCGGCGCGGGATGGGTTCATGGATGGGGCAGCGAGTGTTGTGGTCACCCTTTCTAAAGGCGATTCACTGGCGCGGCGGATGTCTGGGCCGCAGAAAGATGGTAGCAATCCGCTGATATCGCGGGCAGATGCCGTTGCAGCAATCGAAGCAGCCGGCGGGACCGTGCAGGGCGGAACCAAATGTAAAGACTACGGCCATGGCGGATTTTCATGTGGCGCAGACGATTGCTGGTTGCGCTCGGAGCCAAGACCATGACTGACTACGAAGCCCTGCAGAAACGCTGCCAACGCGGCGCCACGAACCTCAACGATGCCAACAACCTGCTGGCTGATTGCTATGGAATGCTGGGGAGATTGGTGGCGGAGAACGAAGCGCTGCGCCGTGAAAAATCAGAACCCTGTGACGGCTGCTTCATGAAAGATGCCGAGGCGCTGCGCAAGGATGCCGTCATTGGACGAATCGTCTACCTCTTCTTCGATCGCATGGATGACCCAGCAGAGACTGACCCGCTCGAAAAGAGCGTGGGTCTTTTCCTAAATGCAGTTCGAGCCGCCATGAGCAAGGAGAGTTGAGATGAACACAGCGACCGAAGAAATCGAATTCATCCGGCTGCCAAGAGTGATCGCGCTTGTCGGCCTGAGCCAAACGACGATTTACGACATGGCAAACGCTGGACGATTCCCAAAACAGGTCAAAGTTGGCGGCCGGGCGGTGGCCTGGATCAAGTCCGAGGTTCTGCAATGGAGCCAAGAAAGGGTTGCGGCCGCGCGCGGTGATCAGCCCTCTGCCTCCAGCGAATCAAGATAGTCCGCCCACGCCTGCATCATCTCCCGTCGCTGCTCTACATACTCAGCATGGTTGTAGGTCTTCCTGACCTTGCTAGAGCTTGCATGTGAAAGCTGCGCCTCGATCCAATCCTCGTTGTACCCCATCTCATTTAGAGCTGTAGAAATCGTCGCACGAATCCCGTGCCCGGTTAGCTGGTCTCTATATCCCATACGCCTCATAGCGGCATTTAACGAGTTATCACTGATTGGCCGGGTAGGCTCGCTCCGCCCGGCGATCAGCAACTTGTAGCGCCCGGTCAAGGCATGCACTTTTCTCACCTCCTCAACCGCCTGCCGCGAAAGTGGCACCAAATACGGCGGAACCGAATCACCTCCCTTGCTACGAATCACCTTCCTCAGTTGCTTCACCGAATCCGGCGGGATTGTCCATAGTCCTGCATCAAGGTCGAACTGCTCAAATTTCGCGTGCCGCAATTCACCTGTGCGAACTCCTGTAAGCAGCAGAATACGAATGGCGCCGATGATGTAGCCAGTTGCGCGCTTAAACTCCCGCAAATTGCGTAAAAAATCTTTCAGTTCGTGCCGGCGCAACATTGGGTTGTGCTTCACTGGCGGCGGCTTGGCCGCGACGATGTCTAAGTCCGATGCAGGGTTCATCTCCAGATAGCCCGATGCAATGGCGAACCGGAAAATCTCATTGAGCCATGACCTGCATTTTTCGGCAGCACTCAAGGCTCCGCGACCTTCAATCCGGCGCAGAGTAGCAAGCACATCCTGCCGCTTTATTTCAACCACAGGGATTTTACCAAGGACTGGGATTAGGTCGTTTTCGAGATAGGCTCTTGACTGATTAGCCGCACCTCTCTTCGAATCAACCCAGCGCGGAGTTTTAAAGGCGTGCCATTCGTTGGCGACGACTTCAAAGGTCTTGATCGCCTCGGATGCCGAAATGCGCTTTTCCTCGCGCCGCTTCGATCGAGGATCTATGCCTTTAGACACAAGCGAACGAGACTGATCGCGCAGATCTCGAGCTTCTTTCAGGGATATTTCTGGATAGGTGCCCAGCGACATGCGCGGCTGCTTGCCGTGCCAGGAAAACCTGAAGTGCCAGGATTTTGTGCCATTCGGGGCGACAAATAATGACAAGCCGCCGGCATCGGTGATGGAGTAACCTTTGTCAGCTGGCTTAGCCAGCCGGACAGCGGTATCAGTGAGGGGCAT